TTTTGGAAATGGACTAATAACCTATTCCAATTCCGATTCAGCCCGCGCCCTAACCGACGCGGGCTTTCTTTTTGTCACTTGACCCCATTCCGAGCCAAATACTTTTGCTCGTAACCAAAGACCAAAATTTTTTCTATGTCCAAACCCAACCTGCTATACAAGGCTATGAAAGCCTCGTGGATGCTCGACCCTGTAACGGCTATCTCCGCCGCGAAGGTGCTCGAAACCATGATTGGTGCCGCCCGTCTGAAAGCGGCCTATCCTGCTATCGAGTATGTCGAGGATGAAGACGAGTACGAGGAAGAGGTAAACAACACCCACTACCACTATCGCCTCACCCATAAAGACTACGCAGCCATCCCACAAGGCAAGCAAATTAGCGTGGTCCGTCTCGAAGGCGTGATGATGCGTGATGAAGCATGGTGCGAACCTGGCACCCGTGACATCGCCAAATGGCTCCGTCAAGGTGATGCCGACCCGCGCGTGTTGGCCAACATCGTGCTGATCGACTCGGGTGGCGGTGCCGCCGACTCCGTGAAAGACCTCGCCGATGCCATCACCGCCTGCCAAAAGCCGGTGCTGGCATTCTGCGACGGCGACATGTGCAGCGCGGCCTACTATGCCGGCTGTTACGCCGACCATATCATGGCCAACGATGGCCGCAACCGCGTAGGCTGCATCGGAACCATGGTGCAACTCGTAGGCTATCCGGCTAAGGCCAAGGATGAAAACGGCTACACCCGTCTCCGTATCTACGCCGATGGAAGCGAAGACAAAAACAGCGAATATGAGCAAGCCCTCGAAGGCAACTTTGAACTGATCAAGCGAAACGTGCTCAATCCGCTGGCCGAAGATTTCCGCAACGACGTGAAAACGCGCCGTCCATCAACCACCGACGAACAACGCAAGGGACGCACCTTCTACGCCCAGGACGTGGTAGGCACCCTCATCGACTCCATTGGCAGCCTAAAAGATGCTGTCAAACAAGCACTTGATTTATCAACCAATACCATTAGCGAAATGAAAGGACACGAGAACCTGCAATCACTCGACACCTGCCGCAACCTCCAGATGGTGGACGGCTATGTGTCCCTGAACGGAGAACAGCTTGCGGAGATCGACAAAGCCATCGGCGAAGGTCGCACTGAAAAGGCCTTACGTGAGACCGACCAGAAGACCATCACCGAACAGGCTACGACCATCGACAATCTGACCCAAGAGCGCGACGAACTGAAGCCTAAGGCCGAACAACTTGAAGCCAAGGAAGCCGAAATCGCCACGCTGACCCAAGAGCGCGACACCCTGAAACAGGAAGCCGCACAGAAGGATGCCCGTATCGCAGAACTGGAAGAAGCTCTCGACAAGGATCCCGACGACGAAGAAGCCATGCAAGCAATGCACAATGGCGACCATGCCAACAGCGACGGCAAGTTCCACGAACCAACCGACGAAGAGGCCATGGAAAGTGCCCGCAAAGCACTCAACCACGGTAAGAACTGAAACCTGAAACACCAAAAACCAAACTGAAATGTCTGACGAAGTAACCATCAACACCCCCAGCATCGCTTCGGCCTTGGTTCACTCGAACCATCGCTTCCGCAAGGAGTGCCTGGCCATCGTGCCGGCTTCCGTGGAGGAATGCACCAAGCGTATGCGCGTGATCAACAACCTGAAGGGCAAAGAGACCGAGGCAACCATCGTGCCTCAGGCCCACTTCCGTCCTTATCACTCTGAGAAGGTGGTTGGCGGCACTGGTGGACTCACCGCCCGTACGCTCGAAACCTTCCCGCTGGAGATCCTCGAGGAATTCGACCCCGAGAATTTCTACACGACCATCTTCGACACGCCGTTTGACGCACAGAAGGACAAACTCGACATCGTGCGCCAGCTGCTCCAGAAGGAGATGGAGAATGCCAGCCGTGGCCTTTGCGACCTTATCTTTAAAGGTGTCCGCGTGGCCAATGGCACCGGTGCCCTCGATGGCTTCGATGGCTTTGACACCATCATTGCCAAGGAAATCACCGCAGGCAACATCTCTCTTGACAACGGCAACTTCCTGACCATTGGCGAATTGAGTTCGCTCAATATCGGCGACAAATGGAAACTGATGTACAGCCGCCTCGATGAGAAGCTTCGCGGCGACTCCAGAAAGAAACTCGTTCTGGTGTGCTCGTTCGCTGAACGCGACATGTACAACAACTGGTACGCCATGAAGTTCGGCACGGGCAACTTCGCCGGTACGCCCAACCAGAAGTACCTCGACGGTACCAGCGACAAGGTGGAAATCCTGCCTCTGCCTGGCATGGATGGCACCAGCCACTGCTTCATTACCACCGAAGAGATGATGAAGGTCGGTTTCGACGTGTTCTCCAAGCACACGAAGTTCGAAGTCCGCATCCCCGACAACCCGAACGTGGTGCAGATGCACGCGAAGATCTACATGGGTGTAGAGTTCGCCAACATCTCCAAGGAGTTCTTGATGGTCGGTGCCCGCACCGTGAAAGACGACAGCGTCTACATGATTGCCGACAAGGCAAGCGTGACCTTCGCCGACACCGCGTCCAACGCCACCAAGACTGCCACTGTGAAGTTCTTTGGCTTCAACATGACCTCGGCCACCTCACTGACCATTGAAGGCACCAACGCCGCCAAGTTCAGCCTGAGCGCCGACAGCATCTCTGCTTCCGATGCCAACGCATCTACCGGTAAGGAAATCACCATCACCTTCACACCTGGTGCCACCGGCAACTTCGTCGGAGCCCTGCGCGTGACCAACGCCACCGACAACGTCAGCATGGTCATCAGCCTGGCTGGTAAGGGTGTCTCTGGAGGCTAAAACGATAGGAGGATACAACTATGCCAGGAGTAACCTTAAGCGACATCAACTTCAAGATTGGTAGCGTCAACCCTTCGGGTATCAGCGATGAGATCTACTTCATCCCGAAGCAGGAAATCACCGGCTGGCCTGCCATGTCTAACGACTTCGACACGGCAGAAAGCAACGCCGCCTATTCCAACTACACCGGCAACTTCACCCTCGCCACTGGCAAAGTATGGCATCGTCTGTACAGCACACAAGGCAAGGGCAAGATTACCTGGGAGTACACGGGTGAGACCGACTGCAAGGTCGTGGTCAACAAGGCAAGCCTGAGCTATCCTAAGCTCACGGACGACATCCGTGCCTTCGCCAAGTTCGCATCGAACGGTGACTTTGTCTTCATCGTCAAACATGATGACAAGTATTACGTGATTGGCAACCCCGACTATCGTGCCACCGTCACCCCGAATGGCGACAGCGGCGACGCTGCCGGAAGTGCCAAGGGCGTGACCATCGAAATTGAGTGCCCGGATGTGACCCCGCTGCCTACCTACAGCGGCACGCTGGCCCTGTCCGATGGTTCACTGAACTGCTCGACCGGCGTATTCACGCCAACGGGTGACTAAACTGTTGAACTATGAAGATAGAACAACTGTATTCCATGGACGGCTATACCTTCTCTGAGGGTATAGCCTTCCTGCTTTTAGTGAAAGCCCCTTTGGGCGTTGTTAATCACCTGAAAGTCACGCATAACAAGAGTAATCTCCATAGCGAGATACACAAGCAGCTGCGTATGCCAAGCACCATGCGCCTGTTGAAGGAAAAAGGCTTTGACACTGTTCCAAAATCAGTCGAAATTGAGCCGAAATCGAACGAATCTGTGCCAAAATCGAACGAAATTGAGCCGGAATCGAACGAAACTTCTAACGGTAGCCCCGCAAGGCACTCGCAGTCGGCGTCGGATGACCTGCCGGACGATGACCCTTCTTCCATTATCCTAACCCAGCTGGATGTCAGGCAGCACGAGAACACTCGTTACGAAGACATGCCCAACGACATCTGCCGTGAATTGTGGCTGAAGAAAAACAACCTCTACCACGAAATGCAACAACACCACCTCAAAATGAGGGAGGTGCCTGTAGGTGAAGACCACAACGAAGAAAGGGCAGAACACCGCGCGGAAATCCTGCGACTTGACGGCGAAATCGATGACCTGTGGAAACTGATTGATACTGAAATTGAGAGGTTTAAGGCTGAAAATGAAAGGGCAGATAAAAAGGCAGATAACGAGCCGCAGAAGCCCAGCTTCGATGTGTCAACCTATCGGGCTTACATCAGCAAGGCCATCCGCAAGAAATCGCTGACCGACGCCCAGCGCGTGGAACTCCAGCACCGTGTGGATGCCATGCTCGAAGCCGATATTGAAATCAAGCCAGAAACACTCGACAAACTGAAAGCCATCGGAATCAAGATTGGATGAACCGCTAACCATACCAGGTGTGCGTGTCTGCCGAACCAATTCAATGCAGATGCTCAGGCAAATCACGCAGATGACGGGCACGGGTAGCGAGCTCGTCATCTTCAGCTATTCGGTGACCGATGGCTGGCTTCGGCAGCTGCTGAAGCTCCGGCAAGAATACCAGGTGCAGCACATCACCTTAGTCCTGGACCGAGAGGTGATGATTCGACATCGAGAGAAGCTGATGCAGATCCAGCGCGTGGCCGATGCCTGTTACCTCACCGACAGCCACGCCAAAGTGTATCTGAGCCGTGGCAAAAGCCGCAGCATCGCACTGATAACCTCCGCAAACGCAACCAATAACTACAGAAATGAATGCTACTATGGAACAGACAGACCAGGAGAAATCGAACAAATTACCCGAGACATCAGAGGAATTCTTGCAGCTTCTGATAGAATCACCGGTTGAAAAAAGGGTAGAGGAATTGGCAGCACTATTCTTCACCATTGCCGAAATCGCCCTCTTCATCGGCATGGACGAGGAAGATCTTCGCACGGAGATTACTTGCGACATCGACAGCCCCATCTCACAAGCCTACTACCGTGGCAAGCTCCGTACCAAAATCAAGCTTCGTTTCGACAGCCTCAACTACGCCTTGCACGGTAGCCCGCAGGCGGTCCAGGAAATGAGAGAATACCTATCCGACCAAAACATTGACGAAAATGCGTGACGAGAACCTTGCCTTGATTGAAGCCAACATGTTCCTGCCCGAAGACCAGCGCAAGCCTATGACGGAGAAACAGGAACAGCTGCTGGAGGAAGTGACCGATTGCTACAATCTTCAGCTGCAAAAACCCATGGCCAGCCGCACCTACCTCCGCAACTACCTGATGAAGAAATACAAGGTCTCGAAGGTGCAGGCCTACAACATCATCATCTATGCCGCTGTGTTGCTCGGCAACGTGCAGGCCTCGCATAAGAACTGGGTAAGGCAGCGTATCGAGTTCCTCGCCGAGCAAGCTTATACCGCTGCCAATTCAGGCAACTTGAAGAAGGCCGAAACCCTCACCAAGATTGCAGGTGTGTTGGCCAAGGCATTCCAAACCAACCTAGATGAAGGCGAAATCATTAACGCACAGAAGTACCTGGATGAAGAACCAATAACCCTCACTATTGACCCGTCAGCACTTAGAATCAAAACGTCTGAAGCAAAGCAAAAGGAGATAGACAAGATGCTTCGTAAATATGAAATCGAAGACGCTGAAATCGTAACAGAAGTGGAGGATGAAACATGAACAGCCGCTATCTCCATCCTGGCCAATTACGTTACATGCTTTGCAGCGGACGCGATTCTGTGAATATCTGCGCACGTCGATATGGAAAAGCTACCTTGAACGCAATAAGAGTAAGGGAAAATGTTTTGGAAATGCCTGGCAGCCTAGGCGTGTTTGTTGCCAGCAGTTTCCGTCAAGCTCATGCCAGAACATTGCCATCATTGCTCATGGCATTAGACACAACCTTTGGATGGAAACGTGATATCCATTATGTGATAGGACATCGACCTGACCCAAGGCTGGGTTTCAGAGATCCTATCTTTCTGCCAACCGACCTGAAAGATGTGATATGGTTTGCCAACGGCACGATTATGATGATCGTAAGCCAGGAGGTTGTGCTATCGGCCAACTCGCTCACAATAAACTGGTTGGTTGCCGATGAAGCCAAAGGTCTTGACTACGATAAGCTATCCAACGAGATTTTCCCAGCTATGGGTGGCAGCTCTATCTACTTCAACGACCCAGCTAAATATCCTCACCTGTGGGGAGCCCATTTCTTCACTGATATGCCATGCAATAAAGAAGGCTTATGGCTTATCAAGAAATATGAAAATGAATGTGACCCGGAACTGTATGAAACAATCATCGGCATGGAATTACAACGCCGCCGCTTGATGGCAGAACCGCAGAACACTTACACCAGGCAAAGAATCTCCTACCTGACTCGTGCCGCCAACCTATTACGTTCAAAAACGGTCTATTATCAAGAGCGCTCTATCTTCGATAACATAGCAATAGTAGGCCCCGACTATGTAAAGCGATGCGAACGCACTATGCCTGCCCTTGCATTCAGAACCTCAATTCTCTGCAAGCGTATCGACAAGGTGGAAGGCATGTTCTATGAGAGCTTCGAAAAGAAAGTGCACACCTACCATGCAACGGATAACAGCCGGTTGAATGATTATAAGGAACAAAAATATGACTGCCTACTCGACACCGACATCGTGAGAACCAAGCCCATCGCCATCAGCTTCGACTATGGCGCACTCATCAACTGGCTGGTGGCAGCCCAAGTGCAAGGCGGCACTCACAAGACCTTGAAGAGTTTCTACACGAAACACAAACAACGCCTTCGCGAAGTGATCCAACTCTTCTGCGAGTATTACGAAGCCCATCCCTGCAAAACGGTGTTCTATTACTTCGACTCCACAGCCTTGGCCACCGGCTATGTCGAAGTCGGCCACGCTGCCTACGACATTGTCCACGATGAATTGCAGAAGCACGGTTGGTACGTCAAGGATAAGCCGCTCGGTAACCCGATGGAACACGACAAGAAACACAAGATCATCAACGATGCCTTCGAAGGACGAAAGAATCTGATGCCCATGTTCAACGCCGACAACAACGAGGAACTGATCCAGGCAATGATGCTGGCTGAAGTGGTGATAGGTTCCAAAGGGGTACGCAAGGACAAATCCGGTGAAAAGACCATCGAGAGCGACACCAACCTGCCCTTGGAACTTCGCACCGATGGCACCGATGCTTGGGACACCAACTTCCTCGGCTGCCTCACCCATCCTTACGAAGACGATTTTATTTACGGATAATGCTTTTTGCTTTTGCTTTTCGGCGTTCCGCCAGCCTCCGGCACCCGCCGAAAAGACCGTCAGGGGCATCGCGGCACTTTCCCTCAGCCCACATCCTCTGCGTCCCGCCCTTAATCGGAGCGGCCGTTGGCCGCATATTATTATACCCGTGCCGCGATGCCCCATGACCAAAAGCAAAAAGCGAAGACCATTGCAAACGCCTATCTGTCCGGCTGCAATGGTCTGACCTACCGGATGCAATACTGCAGTGCAAGCACTGCCCGCCACGAAAATGCCTATCAGTCCGGCGCGTGGCGGAACCTACCGGCTGCTACACCTATTATTAATATAAATCCCACGAGGCACTCCCTGACGGCGACTTTTCTTTTCTGCGGCAAAGCCGCTGATCTTTTTTTGCGGCAAGGCCGCTTCTCTTCTTTTCTCACACGGCGGCACAGCCGCCAGGCCAGCCCCTTCCGTCGGCAATTTAAGCTACAGCTTCGCTGGATTTTTGCTTATTCGGTCACATTGTGACCGAATAAGCACACGGGATAGTTCTTATTTATTCAATGCCTGGCCAAATAAGCAGGTTTAATGATGCTTAATTTGCTTTTTATCTTCGCGGGAAATCCAAACCTATTGCAAATACCTATAATTCAGTGCGTTTTTATAATACCGATATGTGACTTTAATTTGCCGACATAGTGAAATGTCCAAGATATGTCCAAGATTTGGGAAAGATGAAATTGTATGAGTAACTACTCTAAACTCTAAACACTAAACTCCAATCTGATACTGAGGGCGCCTCTCGCCTAAACTCGAACGCGCTATCCGTTGCAAACGACTCACAAGCGGTTTCGTCTTTATTCCACTCCTATCGACTGGCGCACGCTCCGAGAGTGCCGCCATCGACATCGGTTCTCCGTTCCACGAGCCACCTCTGGCGAGCTGACTAACGCTCCACAACGACCGCCTTACGCTGCCGACACACTCTCCGCTTTCAAAGCCCGTCACGACAGCCAAAGAGCCTGTGCCAGGCACATTGTCTGCCGTGCCGCCGGTGTCGGGGACATGTCGGATTGTTTCGCCGCCTATATTCCGCAAGCTCCATGTAGCCGTCGACCAACCGCCAAGACCCCGCCACCGTACGGCCAAAGCGGTAGAAATCCCCGACAGGAAGTCGTCCCGACCTCCTGCCGGGGATTTCTGTTTCCAGCCCACGGCGACATCCCTACGTTCCTGGATCGCACCACCCAACCGCACATGAAAGGCGATGGTCCTCCCGAAAGAGTCATTTTTAACGGGAGATGCCGTGGCAATCGTCTGTGCCTGACCATTGCTTTCAAGGCATTTCCCTAAATGACACTTTCAGGACTATCGTCTTTCTCCCACCGCACAGGCGCGATTCATCCACTCCGGTCTGCCGCCCAGCTCACGCTATTCGTTGACGCCTAATCGGCGGTTGTTAACGCTCCGCGAGCTTTTACATCGGTGTTCACGGTTCCAGCACTTTCAATCGGTATTCCCCCTAAGAACTTCACCATGCCACTTTTTGCTGCAAAGATAGTTCCGGCGATCTCTGCAAGTCAAGGCACAAGTCGAGCGGCCTCTTGAAAAATCTCCACACCTGCGGGTAGTATTTTTCTGGCCGTCCTTGACATGCCATCGCCTACTCTCTTTCAGCAGCAAAAGTAACATGGTGATTCCAGGGGGAATGAGTTTAAAAAAAATGCTGGAAGTGAACGAATTAAATAAAAAAAGTAACGGCTCAAGCCAAAAAGAATAGAGCGATGGAAAACACCTACAACACAAAAGAAAATGCCCTCCTGATGGTGGCGGAACAGGTCGAAGACTTCGACGACCTTTTGAAAGTGCAAGCCGAAACCGGCCTTGATATGAACACACTCGAAGCGATGTTTTACTCAATCATTTGAAGCGATGGAAACCCGATTTTTTGCCACTGGCAACTATAGGAAAGACGGACGGAGCGAAACCGCCCACGCGATGAAAGAGGGCGCAAATTGGGCAATCATACGCGCAGCGCGTGAAATGGTCAAGTACATCCCGACTAATGCCGTACTCGTACCCATGCCGAGCCACACGGGACGCGCCACCTATACAAAAGACCTTTGCAGGCTGATAGCGAGAGAGACCGCCGCCGAGGTATGCGACTATTTGAGAGGCAAGGAGAGGGAAACACTCTACAACCTAAAGAAGCAAGGCCGCCACATTTTGCCCGCGAAATTAGGCTTTTATCTTTCGCAGCCGTTGCCAGCTGGAAAGCGCGTCATCATTATCGACAATGTCGTGGCCACGGGTACAACCGCCGCCGCCGCAGTTCGCGCCATCGGTGGCGGTGTGGTATTCGCCTATGCCGCCGCGACCAACTCACAAACCCGAAACGATTTAATAAGACTATACCCAACCATTTAAAACCCCACACAATGAAACAGCAATTTATTAAAGAGTACAGCATCAAGGCCAAACCCACCCAGAGCGAGACGAAAGAGATAAAAGACAGTGCCGCCGCCGTGATAGAATTTAGACAGATTTACGACCCCGACACATTAGGCCTATTTGAGTCCGCCTATGTGCTTTATTTGAACTCCAGCAACCGACTCAAGGGATTTATGAAGCTAAGCGACGGAGGTATGACGCACGTAGTAGTAGACCCCCGTATTATGATAATGGGCGCACTTGGCAGCCTATCAACGGCGGTTATTTTGTGCCATAACCACCCGAGCGGCAACCCGAAACCAAGCCAGGACGACCGCCTTTTGACTAAAAAACTGATTGCAGCCTGCAAATTGATGGATATTTCTTTTGTCGACCATATCGTTTTGGCTGGCAATAGATACTATTCTTTCCGCGAACACGGAGAGATTGAATAACACCCCGAGCGAGTGACGGCGACAATACCGCCGCCGTCATTATCGCCCGACGGAGGCCAGCCGCGACGGAGACCGCCGCCGCATATTTCGCAAAACCGATGAGGCAATTGCCACCGAATCGAGAGGGCGGCGCGGGGTCTGACGACGAGCAACGCGCCGATTTTTGCAAAATCGGCGCGTTAGTTGGTTGATGGTTAGAAATTTGACTGTTTTCAATTGTGAACTCGAATAATACGAAAAAATTCGCCGCCTGCGGCGTCCGACGGGACTTGCAGACGGCGAATTTTTGATGAGAAGTCGAAAATTTTTCCAAAATGATGAAAATTTTCTTGTTTTTGTATATACATTTACAAAAAAGTTGTATATTTGCAGCATCAAAATACAACGCAATATGAAGAACGTAGAAATTCCACGGATTGAGTACAAGAAACAGATACTCATTGAAAACTACAACCAAGGGGACAATGAAGGCCAGAATTTCAAAGAATGGGTTGAAACTGAAGCACAGAACGACCCGGGTTTCTTTAGATGGCTGTTTGAAGATGATAATCTCAGCGATTTTGAATGCCCCAACGAAGAAGCATTACAGACATTCATGGATTGGATGCTAAAATGATTGAAGATGAAAGGTAAGACCAACAATCCCCAAGGCCGCCCACGAATGGGTGACGGGGAGAAACGAAAAGCCGTGAGCCTTAGGCTGAAGCCGCAAACCATTGTATGGTTGAAACGCAAGGCAGAGGAGCAAGGCATCAGCCAAGCGGCGGTAATTGACAAAATGGCTGAATGACAAGGAGGGCGAAAGCCCTCTTTTTTTTGTCACTTCCATTGCTTTCGTGGTGAATACTTTTGCACCTAACCAAAAACCACCATAATGATCCACGCAAGCAAACTCTTTGAGCTCGTGCAGATTCATCCGTCGTTTTCGCTGTCCTTCGTGGCCAAAAACGGCGAACTGGTGACAGTGGACGAATGCCGCTGCACCAGCTTCCACAGCTCAGGCAAGACGATGAACATACGAATACCCGCCTCAGGGCAGATACGCAAGGTGAATCGTAAGACCGTCACCGCATTCAACGGAGAGGAGGTATTCTTATGAAAAAGACCGAAGAGAACGATATCATCTGGTTGGGTGAGAGAACAGCCTTCTATAAAGAAGCGCTCGTTATCTTCAGCAACGATTCCATGACCGTATTCGAAGAGGGCCATCTGGACCCGATGCCGGTGGATTCGTATAGTGTCGCTCCATGGGGCCTCAACAACGACCTTCCTCAACAGGTGATGCAGAAAATCGATGCCGCCGAAGTCGTCAGTACCAACGCCAACTTCAATTGGAAAGTGCCGTTTGGCCAAGGTCCGAAACTCGTTGAAGTCATCCGTGACCCTGAGACCAACCGCGTCAAGTCCTTCAAGGAAGTGCTTGAAGGCGATGCCTATGAATGGTTCATGCGTAACAACATCCCGCTGCTGCTGATGGAGATCCTGACCGACCTCAGCCATTTCGGCAATGCGTTCCCCGTCTTGATTGCCGGCGAAAAGAAGGCTGAAGGCGGACGCAACGGCATCAAAGGCATCGTGCACCGCGAAGCGATGTTCAGCCGTTGGGGCCTCACCAAGAAAAAGCTGATCAAGCAGCACCTGTATAGCGCCAAGTGGAACGACAACCCAAAGGGCGAAGACATCCAGGCGTCGTATGTGATTGACGAATACAATGCCGTGGCCGACATCGAGAAGCGTTTGACGCTCGGCAAGGACGTGAGAATGTGCTTCCCCATCTACATCCCGAGTCCGGGCAGGCCATATTATTCCTACCCGAGCTGGTGGAGCATCTTCCGCAGCGGGTGGTATGACCAGCTGACCAGTATCCCCGCATTGAAAAAGGCCATCCTGAAGCACAACTTAGGCGTGCGCCATATCATCTACATCGCAGACGAGTATTTCGCTGAGAAAGAGGAACTGCTGAAGATTGACAAGAATGACCACAAGAGCCGCAAGGAGCTTTACGACGAGGTCGTCAAGCAGCTGTGCGAACAGGTGACAGGGGAGGAGAATGCCGGAAAGGCTGTCGTCTCCAAGATGAAAGCGGTCCCGAACGGCAACGCCATGACCTTCGAGAAGCTGATGACTGTCGACACCATCAAGAACGATATCAGTGGCGGCGAATACCTCACTGACTACGAAACGGGTGCCAACATCATCTCCTACGCCATGGACGTCCACCCCAGCTTAATCGGGGCCACTCCTGGCAAGAACTCCAACAGCCTGTCCGGGTCGAACATAAGAGAGATCTTCATTATGAAACAGAGCCTCAGCAAGCCGATTGCCTATCTCGCCCTGCAATGGTGGCCTGCCGTGCGTGAGATTAACGGATGGGATAAGAACCTCGAAATCGTAATCCAAGACAGTTTGTTTACTACGCTCGACAATTCAAAGTCGGGGGAGGTGAAGACTGCCAATAACATAACCCAATAAGCCATGGCAATACTAATGAGAGCACCTGGTGATGTACCCATACACACCAAAAAGATTGGGCGCAACGACCCTTGCCCCTGTGGCAGCGGCAAGAAAGCCAAAAACTGCTGCGGAACTGAACCGAAATACTTTTACCTGAAAAGCAAAAAAACTGTCAAATGATTCTCAGTAAAATAACCCAAGCGACACAGTTTTTGCCTTCGTTGAACCTGGACTTGGCCAACGACCGCTTCACTGACTTCTTCCTTCGCGCCCAGGAATGGCTGGTGAGCCACGTCATCGGTGAAGGTCTGGAGACCGTATTGGAAACTGAAGTCGGCATGACTGCTTCCGACAGCCATGCGGATCTGCGCCGGCTGTGCCAGCGCGTCATCGCTGAAAAGGGGTTGCTCGATGCCATTCCCGAAATGGACATGCAGCTTACCGAGGCTGGTTTTGCGGTGCAGAATAACGACCAATTCACTCCAGCATCGGCACAACGTGTGGACCGCCTGATGGCGAAGATGCCGGAAAGAATTGCCGCCGATGTGGACAGCCTCGTCAGATACTTGCTGAAAAACAGCGACGGCACAGAGAATGAGCCTAAGCCTTACGACAATTGGCGTGGCAGTGAACAATTCAAGTACCTGACTGCGTGCTTCATGCCGCTTTACGAAATCTATGACCGCTACGTTCAACCGCCCGTTATGTCTTATGAGCAGTTTTACAAAGCCATTCCCTCGTTGGCCAAGGAGATGAAAGTCGTGGCAGACTATTACGTGAGTGCGGAAGAAATCGCTCGACTGATTAAATTGACGAGAGATGGCGAGCTGCTGGAAATCCATAGGACGGCAATAGGGTGGCTGTGCCATGTGGCTGCTTCAGCCTATGTGAAGAATATCCCTGCCGCGAGAAACTATGCCGCGTATGCCCGTAACGTCATGCTTTCCGACCCCGACAGCTTCCCGGCTTTCAAGGCTTCTGATGCGTTCAACAAACCTTCCGTCAACCTTGACGCTGGCCAACTGGTGAATATGCTATGACGATAGATCTGCACATACCCACCAGCTGGGAAGAGCTGACCACGGAACAGCTGCGCGATGTGGTGGAACTCGGTACCAAGGAATTGCGCCGCGAGGAATACCTGCTTATTCTGCTGTGCAAGTTCTCCGGCATCAAGATGGTGGCCGGCACGGCTGACGAGGATGACAAGAAAGTCGTGCATACCCGTTTCAAAGACGCTGAAGGCCACGTGTTTGACCTCGAAGACTGGCAGGTGTCGGATTTCAGCAACCGTTTGGAATATACGCTGGAGGACATCCCGCTCGATGTGGAATGGCCGTTCCGTTGGAACCGTTATCTGATGGACACCACCTTCGGTGCCTGGTTCCATGCCGACGCGCAAATGTTGGGCTTCGCCATGGACAATGATCCTGAACGACTGAAATGCGCCATGAAGGACCTGGGCGACCCGCATTATGACCTTCAGCCGAACGACACCGACATGGTGCTTTTCCTGAAATGGTATGAGCGTTTCACGGAATGGCTTCAAAGCCGGTACCCGCTGGTGTTCGAGAAGTCGAAACCAGGAGATGTGAAGCCTACTTCGCCTGTCGAGGCCCGTCAAAACATCATGCTGATGCTCACTGAAGGCAAGCCCCAAGACAACCAACGTATCGACGACAGCAAGATGCACGATGTGTTGGCCGCACTCCAATACAAGATTGAATACGCCAAACAAATCGAAGAAAAACTGCAAGGAATCAAATGAAAAAGACCTTCATTAAGAAGACGGTAGACGAGTTCTATAAAGTCCTCAAAGAGAATTACGGCAGCAAATGCGAAGTGCAGGCAATCGAGCTGAAGACCTGCATCAACAGAAAAGCAGAGCTTTTTGTTCGTGTTGAAGCGGTCGTCGACTTGCCTGATGATGACGAACACAGTTATAAGGTCAGCAAAGACTTCGACCTATGAGCAACCATTGCATCGACGTGAAGTGCCCAGTGTGTGGCGAGGAGTACGATGCACGGCTGCATTATTACCGGTGCCCCGTGTGCGGCTTCGACCGCGAAAAACTGTCACTCCATCGTCAGCGGCAATTGCCACCTTTGCAGCCTAATTTCGAACAATTAAATAGTAAGACTATGAATTTTGGACAAGCAATTGAAGCCGCAAAAAGTGGCAAACTCGTAGCCCGTCAAGGCTGGAATGGCAAGGGCATGTTTATCTTCATGCGCCCTGCCTGCGAACTTGACACTGAAACTGTTGTGAATAAGGTGCAGTCTTTGCCTGATTCGTTTAAGAAATGGGTTGCTGACCATCATGGGGATGCTCCGACTGAAAAAATCAAGTTCGGCAGGTACCTTTGCATGAAGGCTGCAGATGGTTCCGTCGTCAATGGATGGCTGGCTTCGCAAACAGACATGTTGAGCGAAGACTGGACTATCGTTGAATAAGGAAATTTGGACTAATCATCGACTAATATTCTACAAAAATGAAAAGGATTCTCATGGTATTCGCGTTGGCTCTCCTGGCCGTGTCGGTCAGCGCTCAGAATCGCTACTACTACGATAGCGATAAGAAATACGGCTTCTTCTCCAATTGGGGCCTTAGCCCGTTTGCCCAGGCTTCGTTCATGAACGGCAAAACAGCCTTTGGTGCAGGCGGCATGGCTCTGAAGCAACTCGATGACCACGTGCGTTTCCGCATGGAGGCTTCCGTCAACGGCATCACAGCCGTGGAAGGCTTCGACCGTAACGGCACCGCCTTGGCAGGCCTTCAGTTCCACATCGTAGATTGGGTGTATCTCTTCGCCGAAGGTGGCGCAGTTATCAATCCCTCGATGAAACAGAAAGCCGGTCTTGCAGCCTCGGGCGGTGTGGGCCTCACCTGCAACTTTGGCAAGTATTCAGGACTGATGGCCGAAGGCGGATATGTGGCCTTGCAGAACGGCGCAAAGGTGGATAACATGTTTCAGGCGCGAATCGGCTACGTCATTCGCCCTGGCATCACCGAGCGCGACCGCGTGGATATCGACATCAAACACCATAATGCAGAGCGGCTGGGCAACTTGACCGAGGAAAACAAGTTGCTGAAAAGCGACCTGAAGCGGCAACAGGAGGCCAACGATACACTTATGGCCACGTTGAACAAAGCTTCAGCCCTTTTTGCCGCTATGGAGAAAAGGCTTGACGACTGCAACGCTCAGGTGGCCAAGGCGACCCAGCCTGGCACGATGGCCACAAGCCCCATCTTCCAAATCTTCTTCGATTATGCCAGCTCCGAAATCTCGCCTATCGAATCGGCGAAGGTGGCGCAGTTGGCCGAATATATCAACACATCACAAGGCAATTACCGTATCGAGGGCTACAGCAGCCCTGATGGCGACCCATACCGAAACGAGGTGCTGAGTGGCGAACGTGCCAGGGCAGTGTATTGGCTGCTGATCTCGAACGGCGTGGATGAAGACCGCATCATCCCGATGCAAGGCGGTATCTCCACGCAATACGGCGAAGACTCACCGCTTAACCGTATGGTCGTGGTCAGCGCCAGCCCTTATTAGCTCTTTGAAATCCTTTCGAAAGTGCCCGTCAGGTGGCGTGATGCCGAGACTGGCGGGCCAAGACATAGCCGCCCATGGCCTTCCACGTTGTTGTTGAAAGGTACAGGCGGCATCTCTATACGCGCCCAGGCTTGGGGTGCCGCCATGCTCTTTGCCAGTATGGATTGCACTTAATCTTCCGGCATACTTGGGCGCGCTCGGGGCTGTTAGTTCAAAGGCAGAATGGCCACGGCCTGATGAGGGTCGGGGTAGAATGGTGGTTCGAGTCCACCACGGTCCACCGTTCCTTCACCGCTGGGGACAGCGTGTGTCGCACAGTAACAACATCATTATTCACCAATCAAAGCCGGTGCAAAAGGACACCGTCGGGTGTGAGCCCCGCGATTTTCTTTTTATTGTGTCAGATGAAGTGAAACATGGCGTTGTCTTCTGATTTATCCACACTCACAGCGTTTTGAGAATCTTGTGCCAGCGGACTACCAACCGCTGGCAAAGCGAAAACCCACTAAAACATCATACTATGGTATTACTTTTCATATTTGAATTCATCCTGAAGGCCGTTCTGCTGGTACTTGGCTTGCTTGCCTGGCAGGGCTTGCATTGGGCAGCCGTGACGTTTGTCGTGGTGCTGTGCGTGCTTGGCTTGTTCGACTTGGTGATGGCTATTGTTATGTGGAAAACCGACAAGGATATAGAAAGGAGGACGACATGAGACCCATCACGGAAATCATCATCCATTGCACCGGGACCGTGCCAAGCACCTCGACCACGGTGGAGGCAGTACGCAACTACCACATGAAGCACAATGGATGGAAGGATATCGGCTATCACTACCTCATTTACCTCGACGGCAGCATCCACCAAGGCCGACCCATCGACCAAAAGGGCGCCCACTGCACGAACCATAACGAAGGCACGATTGGCATTTGCTACGTGGGTGGACTGGACGAAAAGAAGAAAGCCAAGGACACCCGCACCGTGAAACAGGTGGAAGCCATCCGTCTACTGGTAAAGTCGCTGAAGGTGTGCTTCCCCACCATCAAAAAGGTGAGCGGACATTACATGTACGACAACAAAGCCTGCCCATGCTTTGATGTGGCCAAGGAATTTGGACAATGAGACATCTTGTACTTCATATTATTATACTGATTTGGATTGGCTTTCTCCCTGGTTGCCGTGGCCAACGGCAGATGGAAACTACGCAAACGCAGCAGTCAACCTCGGAGATAGGCGTGGAGTTCCATGAACTGGAACGGTTCTGGAACTCCTTCGCTGAAAGGCTCAATCTGAAGATTGAATTCTACCCTGCAGAAGGAGGCCCGGAAAAGCCCACCACGGACAACTGTGTCCCCATCGATCCGACCGCCGCCAGTGTTCCACCTGCGCTCCCTTCTGGAAGCACAGCTGGTGGCATTGGGTCGCTGAAAAGCTTGGAGTTCAGCAGCGAGAGAGTCGCCATTGACTCCTCGTTTGCGCAAACCGACAGCACGGCGGACTTGAAATCCGACTCGGCCTCGGATGCGCAAACCAAAAAAGCGTCTGAGCTGCGACAGGACAACGGCACATGGACAATCCTGGCCGTTGTCGCTGCCGTGGTTATCATCGTGCTTGTATTGATCGTGATAAAGAAATTCTTCAAGAAATGATGAGAGCGATACAGATAGACAAAGAGGTACTGGTCATGCGATGGGACGAGGTGGACGGCAAGGTGTGCAACTTGCAGAGCAAATCCTTTCCTGTGGGAGTTTACATGAACTTGCTGAAGGGCAAGCGTATTATGAACAACAAAACCTGAGAAACGATGAAGAAATACACTAGACCAAACGACGACCGCTACCAGTTCTTGGTGGTTAACACCCTCAATGGCTACTCGATTGAAGTGCTGGTAGTGTCAAATGGAGACCTTGCCGCCATCACGCCCTCGGTGGCCGCCACGCTTCATATCAAACTGCCTGAAAGCTACCGGCTCCAAAGCTGCGCCATAGAGGACGCCGAGAAGCAACTTGACGAACTGGCCACGCTCAATGGCTGGAACGAAATGAAATAAGCGCATTCTTTTTCATAATCTTTATAATCGTTTCCTCCTCGATTTGCCCGAATCGGGGAGGATTTTTTGTGGGTTGCAAGGTTGCAACTTGAAAAAAAATGCACTTTTTTGTTGTAATGATATTATTTTTACTATCTTTGCAGCGTCAAACGATAGGAAAAATGAAGAGACTGAAAGTAATCGAAGTGATTAGGCTGCTTGAAGCTGACGACTGGGAGCTCTGCTACACCAAAGGCGACCACCGCCAATTCAAGCACCCGACGAAACCAGGGAAGGTGACTGTGAGAGGCAAGAAAAGCGAAGTGCTGAGCCAATTCATTCTCAACAGCATCTGGAAACAGGCAGGGTGGAAGTGACTACCCTGCCACTGACAAAGTGGAAACAACAAAAGAAAATAGATATGGAAAAGAAGGTAACAGTAAAAGTGTATGTCGAATGGGCCGACAAGAATTTCTGCGCCACGTTCGGCGAGAACGTTCCTGGCGTGGTGGCCATCACCGCCAAGGATGTTCGTGAGCTTAAGAAAGAGGTGGCCGAAACGCTGCGCTTCCATGTGGAAGGCATGTTGGCCGATGGCGACGAGGTGCCGCAATGGCTCGTCGACGGCAACTATGAGTTTGAATACAACTATGTGGATGCCGCTGCTTTGATCCATGCCTGCGAGCCATACGCCAGCATCGCGGCCCTGAGCCGTGCCACCGGCATCAACCAACGGCAGCTGAGCCACTATGCCAACGGCCTGCGCCATCCGCGCCCTGAGCAACGCCAACGCATCCTTGAAGGCGTTCACCGTATCGGACGCGAACTTCTATCAGTCGTATGACTATCGTTTGACAACGCGGAATGCGACTCTTAGCCCGTACCTTCACCGGTGCGGGCTTTTATCATTTTCGTGACTTTACGAAAATGGTCTTATTTTACTTTCCGCCCTGAAAGTTAAATAACCGTTTCGCTTATGTTACTTTTCGCCCGTAAACTTAACTTGACCCTTCCATTGTGTTACTTTTTCGCCCAAAACTTAACCTGAAGGTTTATATGTACCCAATTCTGCTTTTTGGGGTACATGTGGAAGCTGTCCCACCTGTCCCACTGTCCCACGATTGGGACACTTGGGACAGAGGGACACAGTAAGTGAAAACGATTGATTCATGGGAAATTTTAGGAAACAAAAGGAAATTTTCCCCTAAAATCAGAAATTATTTGCCGAATTATGGAAAAAAGTGCGGTTTTCCCGTGCTTTTTTCTTGTATTTTCGAAATAAGCCGTATATTTGCACCGCTAACAAGATGATAGTAGCCTATCACGCTGGGGCGGCGGAAACAGCCCAAGACACATCGAGGGCTTTTTTTATTGCCCTCTCCGAGTAAGACCTCTGCGGTCGCCCTTTCGAAAGATAAAGTCCCCTCGTGGTGGCAGTCATCTTGTTAGCAGCGAAAGTGGCGACCGCTTTCTGTTGCCCACAATCTAAATGCTAACAAGATGCAAACACAAACGACGACAGCCGGACAGACGGCAAAGAGAACACTGGTAATCTTCCGCGATTGTCACAGTAAAAACAACATCGTACTGACCGCCAACAGCGACCGCGAGGAGGAAAAGATCCGTCTTCGTGCCATGAGCAAAGGATTCCTTGTGGCCGTTCGTAAGCCACGTGAACTTGTGCAGAACTTAGGTAATACTTGTGCAAATACTTGTACAAGTTCGACTCACTCCTGGCACAAGCCTTCATCCCTTATGGAACGGCCTCGTACACGCCTGGGCGGTGCCTTCAACCTGGTATTATCGCAAATCGCAATGGAAGGAGGTGCGGTATGACACGCCTTGAAATCATCACCCGCCTTTGCGAAATGGCGGCAGAACTGGCCGAGCTTTCGGAAAAAGCCCAAGATCCTGATGTCAAATTCGGCATAACCTCCATCGAGGGAAACTTTCAACAGACATTGCGCGAATTACAGGGCGAATCTTGAACTTTGAAGTTACTTTGAAGTTACTTTGAAGTTACTTCGCAAATACCTCGCAACAGCCTCGAAGAGATTCGGGGCTGTTTTTTTGTCACTTGCAATGGTTTGGCTCCTTCTATTTTTGCCATAAACCAAAAACCAACGCAATGATCGAGCAACCTATAAATGCAGGCGACACTTTCCCTGTTGTGTACAAACACATGCCTAATGGCGTGTTGGAAGATCTTCCTGAAGGCTACGACTACATGATTGGCCTTCGACCTGAAGACGGAAAAACGGTAACGACATTCAGCTACCGCAACAACGATATTGAAAGCCGTGAAACTGGCATTTATCGTTGGTCATGTCCACATGAATTGTCTAAGTCACTCAAAGGAAATGTAGTTCTCGAAATGGTCATCTACAGTCGTGACTTGAAATTTGTGAGACATTGCAGCGAACCAGTCTTGCTGAAGGTGAACCCAAGCTTCATGAACGATTACCTTGATCATGAATGACTGCATCGAAATAGGAACTGACTGGCCGCAATTCGGAATCGTGATTGACGATGGCTTCGACATGGAGTTGACGGTTGAGTCCGGCTTCGATATCATGGTGAAATCCGAGTTTGAAAACGATTCGGAAATCCACATCATCATGGGCGACATCGTGCATGAGTCGAAAGCCGATGAAACGGAATACGATTTCGAAATGGAGTTTTCCGATGCCGACACTTCTTTCATCTATGTTGGTCCCGCCTTGCCTGAAGTAGAGGTAACATGGAATAGTGACGCATGGTTCCATTCTGACGGTTGGTTTGAGAGCGAAGCATGGTAAAGAATAGAAAAATCAAAGCAATATGGCAAAGAAGATAATCATTCAGGGAAGGAACCTGCTCCAAAGCCTCGATGACAAATGGGGCGACATAAACAACACGAATGAAACGATAATACCCTATCAAGACCGTGGCGGAACCACAGAAGTTCCCCCAGGCATGGAATGGGGTATGAATCGCGGAGAGGTGGAACGCTTCATGAAGGAGGTGCTGCAGCTGTATGATGAAGGCATCGATGACAATGCTGAAGCAATCGAGACACTGCGGACCGATGCCATCGGCGATGTGGTGGAAGGTTCCGTGAATCCTGTGACAAACAAAAAAGATATCCACTTCTATAAAGTGGGCGACACCCAACACGAACACCCGATTACAATTCAGGTGATTGCCAATGTGGGCGGCGAAGAGAAGATTCCGCGAATCACCGTGACGCTAAACACGGCAAGCACAATCAAGAAAGGGGACACCATCGACTTTGATTGGGTTTACGATTACATCCATAAAATCGACGGTGAGGAACAGCAAGGAGGCATCAGGCCAACGCCTTCCAATGTCACGATTGAGGTGAAGGCTGGAAACACCGTGATATACAGCGATACCGTCAACGGCGGCGTGGTGGAACACCAGGCATACAATGTCAGGTTCTCCAACCCCAATGTAACCGGATTGATAACCATTACCGTAGTGGCTACAGTCATTATCGATGGAGAGTTGGCAACCGGAAGAGGAGGCGAAGCTGTCACCATCGTCGATATGCGGCTGTCAAGTGATTTCAGTCCGGCGTCCCAATTGGCCATCAGCAACGGCATCACGGACGGGCAGACCATCTCTATCCCATATTCATACACCGTACCGAATGGCACGACATTAAGGATCTTCGTTGACGGAGGCGAGCCAATCACAAGCACCATCAGCGGCTCAGGACGAAACTTCGTGCTCCTTCAATCCTCAGAACTTGTTGCCGGAAGGCATAATGTGCAGATGATAGCCGAAAACAACGGCCTGTTGAGCGATGCGGTCATAGTGGATTTCCTGAAAGCTGGCGGAACGGCTGACTATATCGGCTTGCGCGTTTCTGTGGCCGTGTCCGACATCGGTGACATGCCGCTGGCTTATGCCTACGGCGAGTCCGCATTGCCCTTGACCGTTGAACAGTTCGGAAGTGTCAGTCTTGACTTCGCGGCTTGGCAGTCTGCCTCACAAATGGCCGAAGTGCGTGTCTATGTTGACGAAGGCGGAACGCCGACACAGGTGTTGTCCGTTGACAGGTCGTTGCAAACACTTTCACAACGTTTCGATACTGCTGGCAGTCACACCATGGCAGTAACGGTTGGAGAGGCCGTGATGGGCTTCGCCGTTAACGTATTGGAGGCTGCTGGCATCACCGAAACAGAGGCCCCAGGATACCTTGTGAAACTTACGGCCAACGGACGCTCAAACAACGAGGCCAACCCCGCCGATTGGGGCGGTATAACGGCCTTCGATGGTGTGAACTGGAACACCAATGGCTGGAATACGGATAGCGAGGGTGTGACCTCTCTTTTGCTGACAAACGGTGCTACGGCCACAATCAACATCAACCCCTTTGTCATCGATGGCGAATACAGCATCCAGCTTCAAGGCTTTGCACTGGGCATGAAGCTGAAAATAAGCCAGGTCATGCAACGCGGCGCAACGGTGGTCCGCTGCCTCTACGACAATGAAGGCGAAGGCTACCCGATGGGAATTAGAGTCACCACCGAAAAGGCTGGTCTCTTGTTTGGCGGAAAGCATGAAATCAAGACAGCGGAGAAATGCACGGACGAAAACGGCAACTATATCAGTTTTGCCGAAGCACAGGTGGAAGCGGGCGACAACCCGAAAGCGTTGGGCTATTACGAGAAAATAAGCGACCATGCGTATGACAAAACCAACGATACGACCGTAGTAAACGGAAAGACCTATTACGAGGCCAACATAGAAGAGGATAGCGACAACGCGGCTGACCTTTGGATTGTACAGGCTCACGGCGTTGAAAGGAATATAGCCATTGATGAATGGATCGATCTCTTTTATGTTGCCCTGCCATCAAGCAACGGCTACGGACTAGGCATGCTTTTCATCAACGGTGTTTTGAGCCGTGCCGAAAGGTATTCAGGTGCCTTGAAGCAGAATTTGCCGCAAGCCATTGTAATTGACAGCGATAAAGCCGATGTGAGGATGCGCGGATTGTACTACTACCGATTCCCACTGAAGGCCGATGAAGTGCTTGGCAACACCATCATCAACCAGCACACGGCAGCGGCAATCCAGGCTATGCACGCAAGGAACGCCGTTGGCGATTCAAACAACACAACAGACGAAGACGGCAACATAGCCATCAATCATGATGCGCTCGTCAATATGGGAAGGGGTGTGCTGACTATAATCCGTAGCGGAGACAGTGGCCACGGCCTGACCGATCTGTTCAACTGCACGGACAAGAAACAGAATTTCAAAGCAGATCTTGTTATATGGGAGCCTCCGTTGGACAAAAACGGGAATCCCATCGGCGAGGGCTTCGTGGCACGGAATATCCGTATCAGGATCCAGGGAACATCTTCCGTCAAGTACCCATATAAGAACCTGCGTTTCTATCTGACCACGGCACAAGACGGTACCCGCGAACTTTGGATTGGCGGTGTGGATGTGACGGACACGGCAGGAGGTTACCCGTTGAGAGGAACGGCCAACTCAATCGAGCAAGCCGTGCTTTGCGCCAAGACCGACTTTGTGGATTCCTCGTTGGCAGGTAACACGGGCGGTGCTCATTTGTTCGACTACACCATGAAGGCGTTGGGACTTCTGACACCACCCCAGCAATACCAACTCGATCATGGCCAGAACATCACAGTCCGCCAGGCCGTTGACGGAATCCCGTGCGACATCTTCGCTGGAACCAGCGAGAATGGGACACTTACCTATTGCGGGCAATTTGTCTTAAACAACGAAAAATCGAAGTCAAGCAAAATCTTCGGCATGGAAGGCCTCACGGGATTCAGCGGAGATGAGACCTTGAATCCCATGTCAATAGCGCTGGAGACCTTGAACAATTCTTCGCCAATACCATTGTTTCAGCCTGCGGGAAGTGCCAACAGCCAAGCCCTTGACGACCAACTCACGGCTGAGTTCGACAATGGCATGGAGTTCAATTGCCCGGAGGATGCGAAATGGGCTAATATTGACGAGGGTCAATGGGATGCCGACAAAAACAAGTGGGCGGTAAAGCCGGTTCCTGGAGCTCGTGCCGCCTGCAAGCGTTGGTTTGGATGGCTTTACGACTGCATGGCTCAAACGGCTGGCGTGTTGAACGGCACAATGACCATAGCCAACCCCGACTACGGCACCCCGTCTGGATGGAGTGATGAGAGCAAGGCAAAATGGGTAAGCCAAAAGTTCAAGGATGAATTGAACCAATACTTCAGCCAAAACCACTTGCTGACTTACTACCTGTTCATTGACTATCTCGCAGGTAAGGACCAGTTGGTGAAAAATATCCTTTGGCGCACATGGGACGGCCTCAAATGGTGGTCGACCTTCTATGACGGCGACACTTGGGAGGCCATCCGAAACGATGCATTTATCGTGTATCTCTACAATATCACCCGTGACAGCTACGACTCCGAACGCTCGAAGTATGCCTTTGAGGGACACAGTTCCTGGCTGTGGTGCCTGGTGCTGGCCAACTTCGAGGATGAAATCAAGGCTTGCGCAGAAAGACTGCGCAATCAGCTGACCACTCAGGCCATGCTTGACGAGTTTGTAGGCACAATGATTGGGAACTGGAGCGAGCGCCAGTACAACAAATCGGGCAAGCTGAAGTATGTGGACACCATCGACACGATGAACTATGTCTATACCCTTACGGGTAACCGTGATGTCCACATCAAATCCTTCCTGACTGACCGCGCCCGTCTGTTGGATGCCCGCTATGCCGTTGGCGACTACAACCGCGATGTGATTACCTTTACTGTCGTGCGTGAGAATGAGGACGCGCAACACCCGGCCACTTCACTTTCTCTGACCAGCGGCGACCTTTATTATTTCGGCTACAAACTCAATGGCCTGTGGCTGCAAGGCCCAACCCGAGTGTTGGCCGACAATAACCTTGACCTGGTGTTCCGTCAGAAACTATCGACCAACGACCCACTTATGCTCGGTGGCGCAAGCTGTATCAAGGAATTGGACTTCACCAACATGGGAATTACCCTGAACGGTACGGTCAACCTGTCACTATGCTCCATGCTGACACGGCTTGTGATGCCCGCCACAAACGGAGTGGCCAATGCACCGTTGACCCTTGGCAACACTTCTAAGCTGCAATATATAGACATCACCGGCCAGACATCGGTCCATACTGGAACTGCTGGCGTTTTCGACGTGTCGAAACATAGCAGATTGGGTACACTGTTGGCTGGCGACACCAACCTGAACACAATCAATCTTCCCGAAGGTGCGCCAATCACGGCACTCACCTTACCAGCCACATTGACCTTGCTCAAATTGCGCTACCTTCCAAACCTTACTGCCGCTGGGCTTACGATTCAAGGTACATCCAATATCACTGGCTTCAACTTTGCGGACTGCCCGAACCTGGACTGGCAATCTCTCTTGAACATTTGCCCCAATGTGCAGAACATACGCGTTGAAGGCATTACCGGACGCATTGATCCAGATTGGCTTGACAACCTTGCCTCCAAGGGCGGCTACGATGCCAACGGCAACACAATCGCCAACCCCGCATTGGTTGGCAGCGTGACACTAAGCAAAGTGGTGTCGGCTGAAAGGCTTGCAGCCTTGCGCCAAGCTTTCATTTATCTCCAAATCACGGAATGCCAATACAGCGTCTATGAGATAAACGACACATTGGCCTATGATGGTGTTCTAACATCCGCTTGCGTGAAGAACATGGAGAACAATTCCATGGCATCGGATGCAACCGGCACTGATTATGTGGCCAGCGGCCATGCGGTGCTTGTACGCGAGAAAATGAAGCCCATGTGGGGAAAGAAGAATGCAAACGGCGAGTGGGAAGGCGTTGAACTCAGCGATTCAGACTACAAGAAACTCGCCAATGGTGAGGACTACAACTACCTTGACAACCTGAACACCGGCAACGATGCCATGATGCTTCTGCCTCATTGCTGGTACAAAGGAGTGAACGACTTCATCCATCAGAAGAAGTACATCATTTGGAGCAGCATCGAGAACGGCGAAGGAATCCCGCCATTGTCAAGTGCCACCAGGTGTGTCAGGAAACAACTGTCTGATGCCGAAACGGAGGCGGCCATGCGTGTGCAGCTGGCATCCGGTGTCAATGTGGACAACATCGAAGTGGGAGTGAGCACCCTTGATAGCGAAGGAGTTATTGATATGTCCGATGGTGCGGCCATGTACAATGTATATAGAATGGATGTCGAAGGCATGAAGCAAGTCAGGTGGCCAGGCATCAACGATGTCACCTATGGAGTTTGTTTCGTGAACGCCGAAGGAGTGATCATCTCCAAATACAACATGGCCATAAACGACAACGACTTCGATTTTCAGGTAACCGAATGCGATTACCTATATATGGCTGTTCCCCCAGGAGCGAAGCAATTCCTTTTCACCGTGAGAGCCACAAACGCAAGCGACCCGAGAGGCGTGGTGATTGCCGTTGACAGTGACGAAGTGGAAGCCATAGAGCCCGACTGGGTGGAACACAAGGAATGTCTGGTCGGTTTGTATCAAGCGAGCCTTGACGATAACAACCGACTCCGTTCCTTGACGGGAAAGACTGTCAGGAGAGGTACCGTTAGTGCCGATGGCTCCACTTCTCCCAATTGGACCTATGATGCAAACGGCGATCCGACAAACGCGCAAGTGCCGTCTTCGTTGAAATACTCAATGAAGGACATGCAGAACCTATCCCGCAGACGCGGTGAGGGCTACCAGTTGGTGGATTACGAGATGTCGAAGTTCGTCGCCATCCTATTCTATTGTCTGACAGGTACGCTTAATTCCCAGGCCGTTTGTGGCGATGGACGCTACATAACTACGACCGGCACATGGGATTCCATCGGAAACCGTAGTACATCGGCACTTGAATTCGCCACCTACACTAGCCGCGCCAACAAATGCCTTGGCCTTGAAAGTTGGTTTGGCTGTGTGTACGAATGGTGCGACAATGTAGGCGTGAACATCACCAGCTATATCCAATTCTATAAGAACCTCATGGTTGCCACGGGTTCATCAAACGGCAGATGGTGGATATTCGACCCTGATTCTGGCACGGAACGTTATGTGAAAGGACAGATGGAAGTCACCTCTTCAAACTATGGCTACATCAAGCGCGTCAGACACGGCCGTTACTGTGATCTGGTCCCGATAGTCGTCCATGGTACTTCCACATCGAGATATGCCGACTGGTATTATTACACAACGACCTCTAATCGTGTGCTCGGTCGGTCGCACAGCAGCGGTAACGCCACTGGCGGTGTCGCCTGTGCGAGTGCGTACAACGCATCATCGAATGCGTACACGCATTACGGGTCGCGGCTTGCCTTCAGGGGCCGAATCAAAAAGGTAGAAGCCGAACAGAGTTGAAAAAGCGAAAAAGCGTAAAGCGCAAAGCGCGGTGGGAAAAAATCCGTAATTTTGCGGCACAAAGGCGGATGGCTCTTACGGTCGTGTGCTCGGTCGGTCGAACAACAACGGTAACGCCAATGGCGGCGTCGCCTATGCGAATGCGAACAACGCATCTTCGAATGCGAATACGAATTACGGGTCGCGGCTTGCAAACAATAGAAAGGGTTGGGCATTAGCCCAAGAATGAATCGCTTCTACGGCAAATCTCCACGGGATGGAGAACAGCAGAGAGCGAGGAGCCTGAGCCTCAGCAACAGCGGCATCATGCCGGAAAGCTGGAACATCACGCGTGGCACACCTGAAGCCACGGATTCAAGCAGAGGTTGGTAGGTTAATTCTCGAACACCTTGGGCTTGGGACATTGAAGGAACAGGAACGATGAAACGGATTGGCTATGTCATAGAAGAAATAGTACAGATGGGAAATCTGGAAGAAGCCTTCGACACGGTAGTTCGCGGAACGAAACGCAAGCAATCGCGCGAAGGTCGCTGGCTTATTGCTAACCGCGAATCGTTCCTGCGCGGCGTGGCCGCTGAAATCAGTAGCGGCCACATCGAACTTGGCAAAAGCCATGAGACGGTAATCGTTGAAGCCGGAAAGGAAAGGCGTTTGCAGATCTTCACCATGAAAGCAAGAATCAAGGTGGCAGCAGTCATGATTCCAGTCGACCGCCATCTTCGCAAACGCTACATCCGAGCAACGGCAAGCAGTATTAAAGGTCGTGGTCTTCATGATCTAAAAGCCTACATCGAACGCGACATTAGGCAAGATCCGTATGGTACAATGTATGGTTATAAGTTCGACATTAGTAAATGTTATGACACTGTAATCCATGACTTTGTACGCTATGCCCTTGGAAGAATATTCAAGGACAAAAAACTACTGGCTATCTTTGACCAATTCCTTGCAGCATTTGAACATAGCGCATTCGAGGCTATGTATGCAGAGGGAGTGGGACTATCGATGGGATTGCGTTCTTCACAAGGTTTTTTGAATACACTTTTGTCTGAATTCTTGGACCATTATTTGAAGGATAGGTACAGGGTGAAACACGATTACCGCTATTGTGATGATGGCCTAACACTCAATGGTATGAAACGTGTGTTATGGAAACATCATGATATAGTACATGAGCGTGTCGAAGCAATAGGACAAAAAGTAAAGCCGAATGACAGAGTGTTTCCAATAACTGAAGGATTGGATTTCCTTGGATATGTAATCTATCCTACCCACACTCTGATGCGCAAGCGGGTGAAGAAAAGCTTCGCACGTAAGCTGCACAAGGTTAAGAGCCGCAAGCGTAGGCAGGAACTTGTGGCCTCATTCTATGGCATGGCGAAGCATGCCAACTGCCGTCATTTAATGAAAAAGCTACTAACGATTAAAGAAATGAAAAAGTTTTCGGAACTCGGGGTGTCATACACCCCATTAGATGGCAAAAAGCGGTTCTCGGGCGAAATAGTCCGTCTTGGCGCCATCGTAAACAAGGAAATCGAAGTCCACGACTTCGAGCGAAATGTGAAGACTGCCCATGGCGACGAGCGTTATCTTATCTCATTCCGCGACAAATCAAACGGAGAGTTTGGGAAGTTCTTCACCAATTCGGAAGAGATGAAATCCATTCTTGAAAGCCTTTCGAAAATGGATGATGCGTTTCCGTTTGAGACGGTCATACGGAGCGAAATCTATGCTGGAGGAAAAACCAAATACAAGTTTACATGATAAGAGACGATTTCCACAAGTATTACGATTCAGAGGCAGAGAGCGGAAAGATAATCCGCATTGCCAAAAACCACTATGTTCTGTTTTTTGGCAGAGAAGTGGACGAAACACAAGACAATGCCGTTTTTGTGTGGAGAAAGGATTATGACCACCAACCCGTAAGGGCTGAAGCGAAGGCTGATATCGAAGCACTCATCAACGGCATCACCGATGCCAAGATCCTTTCAGGTTATCGCTGGAAGGATATTCCCGTTTGGCTGTCTTCGGAAAACCAGTTCAATTTCAAGGCTGCCTATGACCTAGCATATCAGAGCAACGGCGCAAGCTTGCCGGCTCGATACAAACTTGGAGAGGACGAAAACGGCACTCCGATTTATTTCGAGTTTGAGGACTTGGCCACATTCCAAGACTTCTACCTTGGTGCAATAGCCTACATACAGAAGTGTATCAATGAGGGCTGGGAGATAAAGGATGGAGTTGACTATAATGAGATGTTCATGCGTGAGGCAGAATGGGATTGAGATGAAGGGCGTCTCTCGCCTAAACTCGAACGCGCTATCCGTTGCAAACGACTCACAAGCGGTTTCGTCTTTATTCCACTCCTATCGACTGACGCACGCTCCAAGCTTTGGAAGGCACAGGCCCACACCTTTCCGCTTCGCCCGGTGATGGGAGTATGCCTTTCAAACCTCTCCACTTTCAAAGCCCGTCAGTCTGTCCACAGAGTCGAGCCGACACAGTGGCCAGTCTGCCGCCGGTAGGCAGCATTTGCCGTGCCGTCAAGAGCTGTCCACCGTACCGGCCAAAGAGGAAGGAAACCCCGACAAGCAACCTTATCAGGTAGCTTGCCGGGGTTTCCTGTTTTAGTTCACGCTTCGCGAGCTTTTCCATCGGAGTTCGCGGTTCCAGCACATTTGCTTTGGTGTTCCCCCTATAACTATCACGTGCCACTTTTTGCTGCAAAGATAGTTGCGCTTACCTCTGCAATGCAACGGTGGTACGCAGCGGCCTCTTGAAAAATCTCCACACCTGCGGGTAGTATTTTTCAGGCCGCCATTGCATTGCTGTAAGCTACTCTCTTCAAGCAGCAAAAGTAACACGGTGATTCCAGGGGGAACGAGTCTAAAAAAAATGCTGGAAGCGAACGAAATAATTAAAAAAAGTAACGGCTCAAGCCAAAAAGAATAAATCAACTTTTCATCAATAAATCCCTAATTTAGAGGCCGACACGCCGCCGAGTTGCGTGCCCGATATTATGTATTTACCACAATTAAACAACATCGAAGAAGCCCAAACTTTTGATTTTGAGGCAGAGAAAAACATTGAATTAACCCTTGACACGCTCAAGAGGACGCACCGAGAAAACGACATTTGCGGCAAACCCCTCAAAGGCTTGTACCACTACGAAGCCATCGAACGCATAGCGGACGCGGCAGAGAGTCGCGGCCTTATGCCTGTCGTGTCCGACCTATGGGCAGCGCAGAACGCGAGCAAATCGCTCCCAGGTGTGGCCATTTTGCCCCAGGTGGAAGCCGTGACGCAGCCGCGAGCCGTGGAAGCGCACATTTTGCGCCGTGTGTTTTGCACCCTCAATTTGATGAAGTACGACGACGGCGAGAAATGCACGAATATCGCCCTAACTTTCCACCAAGAAGGCCTACAAATCGCCATCGGCCAGCGCGTCACCGTATGCAGAAACCAGACGATTATGGGCGCGGAACATATCGCAATGAGCCGAGGCAACGACCAAGGCAGTATTAATGACCTTTTCGCCACTGTGGAAAAATGGCTTGATAACGTGGCCACCATCACCGCCACCGACCGCCAACGGATTGAGAGACTAAAGGCGCAGACATTCGACCGACCGACCGCGTTAATGTATTTGGGCCTGCTGAATTGTATGAGAGTCGCCGCCGACAGCCGTACAAAGGCAATCCGCGAACGTGTGAAAGTCGCCCCGCTCAATCAAGCGCAGCTTTCCATATTCGCCGAACACCTGACCGAGCGGCTTATGCTGTCCGACAGCCTCACGGCTTGGGAGTTCTTGAACTTGGCGACCGAGGTACACAAGCCGACCACCGCCGACATGCCGCGTATTATCCCGACAAATGCGGCACTCTTCGACATGATGGCCGCCGTGGAAATGCAGGCGCAACCCTTGTTGAACTGCTGACACGGCCGCGAGGGTAACGGCGCCGAGAGGGTGCCGTTGCCCTCTGTGTTTTCAAAAAATCGCCGCCTTCGGCGCCCGATGGGTCTTGAAGGCGGCGATTTTTTTGTCACTTGGAAGAGTAGGGGAACGGGTATTTTCGCAACAACCAAAAACCGAAACCCTATTTATGGCTAAGAACACACAGGAAGCCGAAGTAATCGTAACACTTAACGGCACCGCGGCAAAGAAGGCCGTCGCGGAACTGACTCAGGAATTTGAAAGGCTCCAGAAGGAAGCTTTGGAAGCATACAAGGCCGGTGATGATGCCCTTGGCAAGAAACTCGATGCCCAGGCACAGAAGCTGTCAAGGGACATAGAGATAACACGCCGCGAAACGAAGAAGTTCGCCGACGTGATGAAGAACATCAACGGTGCAAGCCTCAAAGAACTGAGGAGCGCCGCCAAGCAGCTGCAGTCGGAAATCAACAAGTTGACACCTGGCACCAAACAGTTCATCGAGAAGTCGAAGCAGTTGAAGGATGTGAACACCCGAATCCGTGAACTTACCAACAGCTTCAAAGGCATGGTGGAGGAGGAAAAACGCGCCACTTTCTCGCTGAAGGGCTTGGCTGATGGCTTCAATAAGTATTTCGGAATGGTGACTGCCGGCATCGCCGCCATCACAGGTGTGTCGATGGCCTTCCGAAAGGCCGCCCAAGATGCCGCTGCATTGGACGACATCTACGCCGACGTGATGAAAACCACGGGCTTGCTTCATGAGCAGGTGACCGAACTCGATAAGGAGCTGATGAGGATAGACACCCGAACCAGTCGTGAGCAGCTGCTGCTCCTTGCCCGTGATGCCGGAAAGCTCGGTATCACCGGCAAGGAAAACATCCTTGGCTTTGTCCGTGCTGCCGACCAGATTCAGGTGGCCTTGGGTGAAGACCTTGGCGAAGGTGCAATCCGCAATCTGGGCAAGATTGCCGATGTGCTGGGCTACACCTCTTCATTGGGCATTGAGAAATCCTTGCTCAGTATCGGCTCGGCCATCAATGCCGTTGGTCAGGCATCCACCGCCAGCGAGTCCTATCTGGTGGACTTCACACAGCGCATGGCGGGCGTGGCCGCACAGACGGGAATCAGCGCGGCCAACATCATCGGCTTCGCCTCCGGATTGGACCAGTCGGCCATGAAGGTTGAAATGGCCAGCACGGCCTTCCAGAAATTCCTGATGAAACTCTACGAGGATCCTGCCAAGTTTGCCGCCTACGCCAACTTGGAGGTCGGGAAGTTTACGGATCTGCTGAAAAACGATGCCAACCAAGCCGTCATCACCATCCTGAAGGCCTTGAAAGACCAGGACGGTTTCGCTTCGTTGGTACCAATTTTCAAAGACATGGGCCTCGATGGCGCCAGAGCCGTCAGCGTGTTGGCAGCCATGGCCACCAACATCAACGCCGTGACTGATGCACAAGCCTTGGCCAATGAAGAGTTTGCCAAGGCGACCTCGGTCACTGAAGAATACAACACCAAGAACAACAACCTGCAGGCTCAGTTGGAGAAAGCCCGTAAGGAGTTCCAGAACGCCAGCATCACCTTGGGGCAAAGCCTCAATCCCATCATGCTGAAGTCGACCAAGGCAACGACCTATTTGATCAAGGCTTTGGTGCAATACGGAAAGGAAATCAAGGCCGTCCTAATCACCTTGGCGGCATTGACTATTGCCGTGAAAGCAAGCACGATTGCACATGCTGCCTATCACGCAGTAGTCAAAGGCATTACGGCAATTCAAGGTACTTTTACGGTAGCCATAAAAGCAGCTTCCTATGCCATCAACATTATGCGAGGAAGAACGGTGGCTGCCACCAAGGCCTATCTGGCCATGAAAGCAGCCATGAGTACCTCGGTATTCGGGGCCATCGCCACAGCTGCAAGTGCTTTGGTAGTGGTCATCACCCGCCTTATCAACAAGGAGAAGGAAGCGGCCAACGCCATGACCTATGTCCAAAGCGTCGAAAAGAAGGTGGTCGAGACCTATGCCGAAGAGGAAGCGAAAGTAAGAACCTTGCACGCTATTGTCAAGGATAATAACATCGCATTGGATCAACGCAGGAAAGCGTTGAAAGAACTTCAGGAAATCGTGCCTGAATACCATGCCAGCCTTGACAAAGAAGGCAAGCTGATTGAAGGCAACACGGTTTTCTTGGATAAGTATATCGAAAAGCTCCGTGAGGCGACCCGTTGGCAGGTGTATAAGGATGAGTGGCAAGACTTGGAAACCCAGTTAGTCAACATCCAAGACAAAATCGCTGAAGCCCGTCAGAAAGCCCAAGAGGAGCTGACTCGAAACGGAGGCAATGCAACGGAGAAAACCACCATGATTGTTGATACATGGGGTGGAGGTTCAAAGGTAGAGGAAACATACACTGAATACGGCAAACTGATGAGGACGGTCCGATTCTATGAAGAGCAAGAGAATGAGATTCTCGGCAAGCAGGAGCAAATCCGTGGCCGTATGGCTCAGCTTACCCATGATGAAACGCGGGAACTGTCCGAAATGGAAAAGGAAATCCAAGCCATTCAGCGAAAGTACGAACTTCTGTTCAACGAGGCGAAGAATGCCTACGTCGGTGCTCCGGCTGAAGGCGCGAAGGCTCTCGGCGAGCTTCAACAAAAAATGGATGCCGAAATCGCCGACATCCGCAAGAAATACGCCCAGCCGACATCTCCCACTGGTGGCGGCGGTGGCGGCGGTGGCGGCGGTGGCGATGGCCTCACCGACAAAGAAGCCAAGAAAGCCTTTGACAAGGAAATCGCGCTGTTGGAGCAAAACATGCGCGAAGAGGAGATTATCCTGAAGCAAAGTCTGATGAATCGTGAGATTACTCAGGCGGAATACAACGCCCGTATGAATCTGCTCACGATGAAATCCCTGCAGGAGCGTATCAACATCGCCAAGAAATACGGTCAGGACTACACTAAATATGCTTCTCAATTGCTCGATGAGCAAATCAAACTCTTAGGCGAAAGCATGGAGGAAATAGAGGAAACGATGTCTTATATGCCCACAACTCCGAAAACTGGTGCTATTGTTGACCCGAGAGCCAACGAACAGTTTTGGGAGGAGATTTACAAAAAGCGCGATGACATTGTTTCCCGGATCCAGGACAAATCTTTGAAAAAGGAGTACGATCTTGAAATGAGGTGGATTGAGAAGCTTCACGAACAGGAGCTTCTTTCTGAAACGGAGTTCCAAAAGGCGAAATTTGAGGTCAAACTGAGATATGCCCAGCAATACACAGAGAAGGCCAACAACCTTATGGAACTGGCTTCCAATTTCGTGACCGCTCTGAAGGAAGCCGAATCCGCCAAACTGGAAGCCCAGTACCAGGCTGACTTGACCGCTGCCGGTGATAACGCCGAACAGCGTGAGCAAATCGAGGCGGAATACGAACAGAAGAAGCTCGATCTGCAAAAGAAGTACGCTGACACGGAGATGGCTATCAACATCGCAAAGACCGTTGCGGCTGGTGCCTTGGCTGCCATCCAAGCCTTTGCACAACTCGGTCCTATCGCTGGCGCCGTGGCCGCAGCTCTGATTGCTGTGACTACAGCAGCCGAGGTTGCCATGATTATTCAACAGCGGAACGCCATCAAAAACACAAGCGTCAACAATAGTTCCTCTTCAGCTCCGAAGACCGGCAACCGCACCATGACCGGCTTCAGCGAAGGCGGTGAAACCCCGTGGGCACCTTCCGACGATACTCCCGTGGGCATCGTCCATGCCAACGAGTATGTGATTCCCGCCTGGATGAAGAGAAGGGAACCCGTGCTGATTTCCAACCTCGAACGCTACCGCAAGGCTGGAAGCCACGGCCGTAGTGGCTCTACCAGTCGCGGTTTCATCGATGGTGGCGACACAGGTTCCGGAGCTTTCGGCATGAACGAAGGACATGCTAACCACGGCGCCGACATGTACACCATTGTTCGTGCTGCCGTGGTGGATTCCTTCGAAAGCGGTGCCGTGCGCGTGGTGCTGGTGAGGAAAGACCTCTCGGAAATGGACAATCAAGACTCCAGACTCAAAAAACAAACTTCAAGATGGAACTCGTAACCCAAAACGGAAAACTCGACTTGCCGCAAGACTTCTCTCTGCACATGGAACGCACCAACCCGCTCCTTTCAGGCGAAGGTGATGCCAGCGTCCCGGCAACGCTGCCTTCCTCTTCGATGAACCTGGCAGCACTCGGCCACCGTGAACGCATCGACCGTGCAGACCGATATATAAATAAGGTAGATGCCATCCTTCAGGTAGGACCCGTCCAAAAGCGCGGCCAGCTGGTCGTCGACACCATGCACCGCCGCGATGGTATTGATGCCTCGTTTGCCATCGACAGCTCCGACCTCTATGTGAGAGCCAAGGACAAAAGCCTGAAGACCATTTTTGAGGAAGCCGACAAAAAGGAAACATTCCAGAATGTCACGGCGGCCAAAAACAGGATGTGGTCGGTGTTCGGCGGTGATGACACTTACGACTATGCCATCTTTCCCGTGGCCATCGCAAAATACGAGACCGAGAGCAACGGAACGAAGACGGAGCACTACCAGTACAACAACGAGGTGCTCGGCACTGGCAACGGTGCAGCCTTGGTTTGGGATGCCCGCACAGTGCATGAAGGCGACGTGATCATGAGTGTTCCTGCCGGATATGGAATTGCTCCTTTCCTCAAACTCCACGCCTTGTTGCGCACTCTTTTTGAGTGTTTGGACTATACCGTCACCAGCAATTGCTTCACTGTCGGAGCTTATGCCGACATCGTGGTGGTACACAACTGCTCCGATTGTTTCTGCAATCCGACTTCCACCTTGTTCTATAAGGACCTCGTGCCGTCGTGCAAGCTGAGCGAGTTCCTGGAATGGCTGTTGGCCAAGTTCCACGCCCAGCCGATTGTCGACAGCGAGACCAAGACGGCCAAGATTGTCCTGATGGAAGATGTGATTTCATCCAATCCCGACTCCGACTTTACAGAAGCCTTGGTGGGTGATTGGAAAGTGCAGCTCAATCCGACCAAACGAATTGTGTTGACTCCCTCAAACGATATCGAGGGAACGGAGCCCGCTGCCGAAACCTTCGACAAACTGGTTGCCAAATACGGCAATTTCGTGGAAGTAGACGAGCCTGGCTTCTGGTCGTTGACAGGTGCGAATCCCGTGGTAAGCGATTGCCTTGTCTTGCGCAAGTCGATTGGCAGGTTCTACAGCCTTAACCGCAATATATACTCAGGCAACCAAACCTGCGAATCCATCGGGACCAACCACTTCACCTACGACCGCGACAACTCCGCCGACACCGAGGCTTTCAGCCAAGCCGACGTGATGCCGCTGATGCTGTGCAGCCTCGTAAAGGAAGGGCAGACGGCGGACGTGGTGCCTTATATCGGCGACCGCCTCCATGCCCATACTTCCTACGAGGACAAAGAGGAAAAAGACGAACAGAAAATCATCGTCGTCCGCAAGTCTACCAATGCGAAGTATTACTATAAGACCACTGGAACCACGCAGCATTTCATCCCGTATCAGGATACACAAGAAAATGACACGGGCGACGAGATTGAATTCGACCTGACCAACTACGGCCTTTACAAACCGTTCTGGAAAGGCTATAACCAGCTGCTGAGGAACCATGCAACCCACTTCAGCGGGAACCTGTTGCTGACCCTTGGCGCCTATCTCGGCATGGACATGAGCCGGACAAAGCTCTGCAACGGGCAACATCTGTTGCCTGTGGCCGCGTCATCCAGCCTGGCCGATAAGATGAGCCTTGTTGAGGCCGAGTTCCTGCTGGTGAAGAGTTTTGCCGACGGCGTTTCCGACGAGGAAATCACGCCAGGCGCAGGCAACGGCCTGAAATGGAGCGTGACCAACGACGCTGAGGAGATTGCGAGGGAGCTGTTCCAACAGCATCAGGAAGAGTATGAGGGCAATTCGCCCGGCAATCCGCTGGAGGCCACCGCCACATATACTGGATATTCGTTTGCCTTGGCTGGATCGGCTAACATCAATCCCGGTATGCCTACCACGCTGGGCGAGACCAGAACCATCACGGCGTTGGCCACCATCACAGTTGAATATGGCATAACATACGAAGACCATCAAGGAGGCGAACCGCCAGCGCCTACCTCTGGAAGTGCTTCATACAGCGGAAAGACTGTGACCTTCACCTTCACTGCCGTGAACGCATAAAATGTCACTCGTTTCATAAACAACCAAAATACCTTTACTTCATCATGAGTGCATCAATATCTTCGACATACAAACCGACCAACAACGCCTGGTACGCCAAAAACACCGTGCCGAAGCTCTTGATTGAAGCCACGGAGAATGTCACCGTGACGCTCTATTTCAAGGACCAGGAGGCGCAAAGTTGGGAATCTACAGACGTCGCCTTCAGAGGCAGCTATTCGCCTGATTTCAATGGCGAGATTTGGGTTGACTTCACTGGAGTGTACGACAGCCTCATCTCCACCAAGATGCCAACCGCCAGCCAGACGAGCCTGGTGCAAGACAAGATATGGTACTATTTCCGTGTCGTCGTGCTCGACAGCAGCGGCAACACCGTGGGTTCCGCAATCACCTGGCAGGTGTTCAATGCCAAACTGAACTCGTCCACCCCGTTCCAGACATGGAGCCAACAGAACTTCCTCACCAACCAACCGATAGAACGCCCGACCAACTACGAGGCCAAGGAATGGCTGACCTACCTGGATCTCGTTGGCGACTACAACGTCATCGGCCGTTTCTATCCCAAAGAGGGCGGATTGGTGGACTGCATCGTTCGCTCCGATGAAGCCGTAGGTTGCTATAGCGTCGACGTGAGTTATGCGCGACTCATCCCCATGGTGGCCCGCCTTCCTCACCAGCTGAAAGGCTACTACGACATCATCCTCATGGATGGCAACCTTGCTGAAATTTGCCGCCAACGCTACATCTACGAGGAACGCACTGGCCGAGAGAAATACTTCCTTTTCGTGAATGCCTTGGGCGGCATCGACACATTGATCTGCCAAGGCGAGAACATTCTCCAGCCGGAAGTGACCCACAACGTAGGCCGCTTCGGCAGACAATACAAAGCCCTTGACGACACGGAAGATTACAGACACTGGCAGCAAGACACGGGATTGTTGCCGCACCGCTGGCGCAACTGGATCCATGACTTGCTTTCGTCGAAACAGGCGGCCTGTAAATACAACCAGGAGGACGACACAATGAATCCTATCGTGATTGACGAGTCGGAAATCAGCATGAGCGATGTCGGCCAACTGGCTTCCGCGATATTCGGATATATGATGACTGAGGTGGATAATGTGATGGCCGACACCGAACGCGCCCTTGACCGTAGCCTTCACGCTTCCGTGGCCGAACAAGCCGAGAGCTTGCATGATGATACCGAACAAGTCACCCTTGCCTTCGCTGACGATGGCAACGGCGGATCTGCTACCGAGGAAGTCAAATTGGCGGCCACGAAACTCTATGTGGAATTCGAAACGACCAAAGAAACGACTATCGACTATGCCATCGATGGAAAACAAGTCGGTGACTTCGACCCGTCTGAAGATACAAGCCCCGTCATCATCACCAAGGGGGCAGAAGAAAGCATACAGTTCTCTTCCAAGGACTTTGTGCTGGAAGAAGTGGTAATCAGTTATTATCCCGTAACCATCCAAGCAGTATAACCATGGCACGAATTCTTAAAGCAGTCGATTGGTATGTTCACCTGGCAATGATAGTCTCTATCGGGCTTGGTATTGCGGCCTTCTGCATCCCGCCTTATGCTGTGATAGACCGAAGCATCTTGGCATTCATAGCGGAGATAACGGGTGCGGCTGCCTTGCTTACCTTCCTCGTTAAGCTGCCAGAATATATTGAAAAAGGAGCCACGGCGAAATTCCAACGCGGCAACACCTCTATCGAGGTGGGAGGGAAACGGAAACATAGCCGAGACCAGGCACCCGACGACGAACCGCAAGATGATTTTGAAACAGAAGATATTAATTGATATGCTTACAATAGAATACCTGCAAAAGACATTGAGAGGTGAGATGCCTGCCGCCATCACCAACCCGAAAGAACAAATCATGGAGGGTGCCGGTGGCTATGATGGCATCGTGGCCCTCATCCAGACCAAGAACATTTCGCCCGCCATCGTCCTTGAAAACAGCGACATTGGCGAGTTCTCGTTACGCCCTGGCGGCTTCGAGAAGACTTCACAGTCTGTTTGGGTGATGAAGAAGGTGCCAAAGGATGGTGACCGCAGCAAGATCCAGAGAGAATGCAAGACGATGATGGAGAAAATCATCAGTATCTTCGTCAAGCATGAAAAAGACCAGGAACTGGCACAATGGGAATGGAACAGTGTCCCTTGGGGAGTCCGCAATGCAGGAGCCAACTTCACCGGCTACGAGTTCACGCTGTATTTCTCCGAAGATACCGACCTGAGCTATCATGGATAAGGAAAGTATTGTCGACCTGAAGCAATGGGCTGAAATCACCGTGCAACGGTGGGAGATGAGGATTGCCAAGCTGAAGTTCCTGCCCACCCATAGCGGCGACCTCATCAACTCGTTCCGCGCCCATGTGGAAAAGGACGCGAACGGTGACGTAGCCAAAATCAGTTTCACCTTTTTATATTATGGGTTCTACGTCGATGCCGGTGCGGGTCCAGGCTACAGAACCCCCAAAAAGTGGTTCAACAAGATTTATTGGAGAGAATTCAACCAGCTTGGCCGCCTGATGGCCGCACAATACGGACAGGAATGGATTGACGAGGTGATGAAGTCCATCGAGACCATCAACCTTCGCGGCTGAATGCCGGTGCCTTGGTGCTGATGATATCAACCAAGTGTGGATCCGCATGGTTGGCATAGCGCGTGGTGATGCTCAAATCGTGATGATCTGCGTGCTGCATGACCGAAAGGGCATCAATGCCGACCTTGAACATTTCATGCATCCCAGTATCACGAAGGCTATAAAGCTGCATCTCGTCAGGCAGCCCCAAGGCTTCCCGCATGTCCTGCCAATCCTTACGGAAACGGCTGTAGGCGATATGTTTCTTTCCTGGCATATACCCATCGGAAAACAGGTAATCGCTCTTGTTGGCGTGGCGCGTCATCTTCTCCAGCCTCGTGATGAGTTCCGGAGTGAGTGACGGGCTTCGCCTGAAATGGGTCTTGCTGTCATCCTCGCTGACCTCAATATATCGGTCAGCCAGCATCAGGTCGGCCACATGTAGCCGCCAACACTCCTTTGGGCGTATCAAGGCCGAAAAGACCAGTTCGCAAAGAACGATATAGTTCTCGTTCCGTTCCGACCAATACTTATAGATTTCCTTCCTGACCTCTGGCGGTACCATAATCCGCTTTTTGCCTTCTTCGCGTTTCGTCTTGATGTTGGAAAACGGATTTTCGGTGCAGTAGTATTTCTCTATGGCATAGGTGAAAAAGGCTCTGGCTTGCTTCAAACGGTTGTTGTAGCTTCGACCGTGCAAGCACTTTTTCTCCACGAGATAGTCCATGAAGTTGATGGCCATCACCCGCGTGAAGCTGGAGATGGCTATCTGTCCATAATTAGCGGTCAGCCATTCCTTGAACACCTTGACGAAAGAGCGGTAATTGATGATGGTGTCCGGGCGCAAATCACCTTCTTTGTCGGTCAGGTATTTGTCGAGTACCGCGCTGATGGGTGTCAGCTCACGGGAATTGCTGACATACCCTTCGAAAGGATTCCAGCCTGTGGCCAACCGTGTGTTTAGCTTGGTGATGACATCGGCGCAATAGGCCTTGAAGTCGGTGACTCTCGAATACTTTTTGCGGATGCGGTTCATCTTCATGACCCGTCTTTCCATCGCATTGAAAGCCGGATTGAACACGTGGTATTCGATGGTCCAGCCATGCGCCGTGTACTTAAGCGCTGCCGGAAGGTAGCTGATGAGAGGTTGTAAGTTTTGAGTTTTGACGAGACACATTTTTTTTTCTTCTTTTGTGGCCGAAACCTCAAAAGAATGAAAGTCAGTGCGTTACGAATTTTGCGCCGTTTTTGCGCCGTTTTAAACTCAGAAAGTCAGCGTAATTCGCTGACTTCCAGAGTGTAGTGGGACGTACTGGACTCGAACCAGTGACTACCGAGACCCAAACGCCGACTTCCATCCTGCTGAAATCCAGCCTGTTATTATTCCTATTTTCTTCGTTTTTTCATGGTTTTGCGCCAAATTTGCGCCGTTTTTTCAGGGGCGCAATGATGGTGTATATATCTGTTAATCATTTTGTTGTGTTGCATGGCTTAGGTGTTTATCATCATAAGGAATTCGGCTTCTGAAAGCACCTGAAGTGGTGCCCCTTTCGCAATCATCTCCATAGCCTTCTTCTGCTTGCCCGACATGCCTTCTTCGCCCACGATGCGGAAGTCCTGTTGGCCCACAACGAGGAAGTCCGTGGAGCGCGTCAGGCTGTCTTTGGTACGTCCGCCGATGTCCATTACCATCTGCATCAGGTCGTGGCGCGGACGGGCCATCGTGCCGGTGAAAACCACCTCTTTATTATAGAAGGGGTTTTCCTCATCGAAGCCGGACGCATCAGCCTGGTAGTCCTTGGCAAACTGCTCCAGGTCATACTTGTCCGAATAGTCACGAATGCGATGGAACGGCGTATAGACACCGCCATCGAAGTTGCCGAAGCGATAACGGTATTTCTCCACGAGGGAATCAATGCTATCCACCTCGGCTATTTCGCACAGGCGAAGCATCAGCTTGGCCGTCATCAGCGCGTCAGTTCCGGCGCGATGGTGGCCCTCGGTGGCAATTCCGAAGTGGTCGCACAGCGGTTCAAGTCCGTAGCTGTAGAAGCCTGGCAGCACAAAGCGGGCGAGGGCGCAGCTGCACACGAAGCGGAACTGTGGAAATGGCAGGCCGCAGCGCAAACACTCTTCGCGGATGACGCCCATGTCGAAGGGCGCATAATGCGCCACCACGGTTTTGCCTTGTAGGATGTTGGCCAAGGTAGACCAGAACATTTCAAAGCCAGGCGAAATGTCCGTCATTATGGGCGTGATGCCGTGGACGGCAATGTTCGCGCTGTCGTATTGGTTGTGAGGTGGACGGATGAGATTGGAGCGCGACATGCCTAATTCGCCGTTCTCCACGAAGGCCATTCCTACCTCACACACCGAAGCGCGTTGGCTGGTGGCCGTCTCGAAGTCCAAGGTGATGAATGTAAGGTTACTCATAGTATTTCCCACCTTTTATTATTATCCAACTTTTTTAGGCACGTCTATACCAAATTGGATTTTTAATCGGGTATTCTCTTCTTCAAGTTGCTTAATATACTTTTCCATGATGCTAATACGCTTTTCCTTTTCAGCGCACATAGCACAACCTTCAGTAGTCATTTGAGGCAAAATCATGTCACCTTCTCCCGTTTCCAGCCAAACTGGATTTATAGCAAATGCTATTTGTAGTTTGTCTGTAATGGATTTACCACAGGCGATTTGCCGTTTCAGTATTTTGCTTAAAGAAGGTTGGTAAATGCCTATCTTTTCACAGAATTTCGCTTGTGTTAATCCTGTGTATTTCAACACTTCGCGAAGTCGGTCAACCTTGTCTTGTTCCATTTCTTTGTAATTTAGAATGTGTAAAAATTAGTAAATGCTATATTTCGTATTAGTAAAAACTATATTTTTGCAACGGAAACACAGACGAAAATACAAATAAAAACCACGCGACAATGAAAAAAGTGAAACTTAGAGAATTTTGGGAGCTTCAGCCGGTGGAGGTCAGGAACAAAATTCTATTGGAATTGGCCACCAAATGCAAGAATTCAATTCAAACTGTCAGAGCTTGGATGCTTGAATATCGCAAGCCAACTGGTCTGTACTACGATGCTCTCAATGACTACCTCAAAGAGAACTTCCAAGTCGAAATCATCGAGGAAGGAGGCACCCAATGAGCCGTAACTACAACCTCGATTGGGATGACTATGCCGCCATCGACGAATGGGGCGAAGGCGCTGCCGACACCTACGCCGTCGATTTCAACGGATGCTGGTACAAAAACGACTGAGGCTCGCCAAAACCATAACCCGCCGAGCCTCTACCGAGAGAGTCTTCGCATTTCCCTCGGCAAGCTCTGCTCTCTGAAGACACCAATCTAAATCAACAACAATATGGACGAATTCAAATTCAAACCCTTGGAAGACTGGCTAAAAGACGCCAAGAAAAATGACTGTGACCGATTCATCGGCCTGGCCATCAACAAAGACCACAAGCTCTGCGGCGTGGCTAACTGCGGCGTAGAAGAATTGATTGAAATGCTATTGACCGCCTGCCATCAAAACGAGCCGATAAAGGCGGCCATCCTCATGACCGGGACTTGCCTTCTCAAAGAGGAAGAAACCAAAGAGAAAGGAGGCCAGCAATGAACACAGCGACAAAGACACACGGCCACCTTCAACTGCCTCTTTGGTATGTATGTATGTATGTATGTATGTATGTATGTATGTATGTATGTATGTATGGCGCGTGAAAGGAGGTGCGGCATGAGAACGAAGAGAGAAGAAGCACCCGCCAAAGTGCGCAACTTCTACAAGAATGCGAAAGCACTCATTGACATGTCGGACGGCGAAATCAAGCCTGGCATGTTCCCAATGGTGCTTAAAATGGTGGGCGGGATTAGCAACGCCAAAGATGAAGACCTTGAAGCCGTCACTAACATGACGGAAGAGGAGTGGATGGAATACGCCCTGCCCAAGTTCTTCCCCGGCTATTTCGGCCCGAAAGAAGAAAAGCCCGTGCCCGTGACATTGCCGACCTCTATCGACTACACGGCCAAACTGGATGACATGCAAGAATGCCTCGTTAACCTGGGCGCGATGGGTGTCCGCCTGTGCGGAAAACTCGACCGCCTCATTGAGTTGCACTCCAAGCTGCTTGCTTGCTGGGAAGGAGGTGCCCAATGATGTACTACATCGAAAGCCCGAACACATGGCGGGCGGCCAACAAGAAATGCGCCGAGGTCCAGGAATTCGTCAACAAGTTTAAGAACTGCCTCATTGCGGACGAGCTTTCTCGTGACGCTATGGTCGTTGAGATTAGACAAAAGGTAGCGGAACTGAACGATACCTATCCGAGAACAAAGAAGTTGGTGGTAGACTATGACTTCGACGGCTACGTTTCTTGCTACCCCGAAGGAAGAGGTTCCGACTATGAATATGTCTTCACCATCAGGATCCTTCCTGTCAGGAGAACCTACCAATTTGCCGAGTCAGTCAATGTCTTAGAGAAAGGAGATGCACAATGAGAACCATCAAGTTCAGAGGGAAGAATGAAAAGAACGGGGAATGGGAGCATGGCTTCTTCGCATACTTACACATTCCGGATAAGATTGATTCCGGCCAGATCACAATAGGGTACCAATCTATTCCTTCTATCTTTAATGACGGTGAAGGCTACCGTGAAGGCTCGTATTGGAAAACCGTCGTCCAAAAAACCGTTGGCCAGTTCACCGGTATTTTCGACAAAAAGGGAAAGGAAATCTACGAAGGCGATCTCCTTTCCACTCCTTTGTCTGAAGTAAATCCTTTCGGCATGGTGGCCTGGCATCCGAATGGCTATTTCTTCATCGACACGGAATTTGGGAAGCGCATGCCGGCCGAAGACCATCGAACCCTTGGAGAAATGATGAATTATATGATTGGCAGTAGAAGCACCGAATTTGAGGTTATTGGCAACATCCACGACAACCCCGAGATGCTGAAAGGAGGTGCGCAATGAGAACCATCAAATTTAGAGGCAAGAGCAAACTTGACGGCCGCTGGATCTTCGGCGACCTCTTCCGCACCGACTTAGACGGTGACATGGCCATACAATACTACGATGAAGAGGATGGTTGGATGAACGAAGATGTCTATGAGAAAACTATTGGCCAGTTCACCAGCTTGTTCGACATGAACGGCAAGGAAATCTACGAGGGCGACATTGTTGACTGCGATTACATTCTTTACGACCCTTGGGATGATAAAGAAGAAGTCCTTGAACCAATTAGATGTGTCGTGGGATACGAAGATTGGGGGTTTGTCTTAAAAGAAGAAGAAAATTTATACCATTATTTCAGCGATGTAACAAACATTAAGTTCATCGGCAACATCCACGATAACCCTGAGCTGCTGAAAGGAGGTGAGTGATGGCTTTTCATATCAAGGACACGAATATTCGCTTTTCAGAGATGCCAAGTTATTGCGGTGGTTGCCCTGCAGGTGTTTTTGGTAATCCCCATTATGGCACCGCAGTCGGTTATTGCGCACTCTTTGGAAAGAGAAAAACCTATTACAACTATCCGCCAAAGAGGTGTAGGCAAATCATTGAGAAAGGCCTTGAGCTTTCCGAGGGAGAAACCGATAAAGAATTGGTAATTGTTAAAAACTGAAACTATGGGCAAAATCACACCACCACCGGTAGTAATGAAAGTCAACACCATACCGCTCGTGTGCAAGTTCTGCGGTGCGCCTCTCCATGGCGACACATGCGACTATTGCAGAGTGGAATATAAGAAGGAGATTGAGCCATGATAGTCCACCGCTTTATGTCCGACCGGGAATACCAATGCCTAATGGCTGGCGAGACGCTGACGAACACAACGGTTCACGCGGCCAATGGCCATAAGTCGACTTCCGTTGGGTTCTGCTTCTTCACCGAGCCACCCGAGGAGGCCATCCATTGGATGTCGTTCAACGTCAGTGTCGATTGGTGTGTCACGTTCGACATTCCCGACCGACTGCTTACGAAATCAAAGGGACGCTACCGTGACCCGAAGAGAGACAGATGGGATCTGCCAGAACCGGCATCGATATGGCGCACGGAATGGTGCCTGCAAGAGTATTCTATCCGCACCGTCCGCATCGTCAAGGCCGACGACCGATGGGCGCATTACGAAGAGAACCTGATGAACCAATTCTCCGGATTTCTCATACATGCGCTTTATATCAACGCCTTACTAAAACGACGATACTCATGAAAAAGCAGCAGAAATACAGCATCGTGATGGATCTGCAAAACCGCTACAGCGTGGTATTGCGCTATACCGGCATCGCAGTCTATCAAAGCGAGAACCGCGGCCAAGCCGGTCTTGAAGATTGTCAAGATTGGTTGGCCAAACAACCTGAAGACTGACATGGAAAGCACCCTATTCGACATAGAGGAATTCACCGACCCCGCTGTGGTCCGCATCATGCAGGGCAACACCTGCCGTCATTGCGCCAATCGGAAAACGATTAGGCAAGGTAGTAGCCGCCTGTCGGTTTGTGTGGAGCACAAAAGCGGCCGAACCAAAAGCGGCTATCTCCGCGTCCGTGTCGACCAACCAGCATGCATCCTATTCATCAACGAAAAACTAAACAAGAAATGAAAAAAGACGGATTGACATTGCGGACACTTGACAAAAACCTGGCGACAGCCATCGAGGAGATGGATTGCCACCGTGGGAAGGAGTTCTACGACATCTTCGACGAGTTCCTGGATCTGTCGCTGGGGCTGATGTGCGACAACCCAAACCAGCACCAAATCGAACTGCTGACAAAGATGGGTAAGAACCAGGAATACAAGGCCGCCTATCTCAAAGCCATAAACGCCTACGGCGAAGCTGCAGCCGGTTACCATGACCCGTTTGGCGACATCTTCATGGATAGGATCTCGCACGGCAACAATGGCCAGTTCTTTACACCTAACGAGCTATGCCAGTTGACCTCTCGAATCCTATCGACCACTGTAGGCTACATCAACGACCCAACCTGCGGAAGCGGACGCCTGTTACTCGCCGGACTCAAAAACGCCCGCGAAAAAGGCTATGAGCCGTGGCTGTGTGGTCAAGACCTGTCCTACACCTGCGCCAAGATGACACTCCTTAACCTGATGATTAACCAGGCAAGGGGATATGTCACTTGTGGCGACACGCTTCGCTACGAGCAAGAGAAATGGACCTGGTACCGCATCGATAGGGTATTCACCCTTGCTGGCGACATCATTCCGACCTACTGGCAATACTCATTGTCTGAAGTCGACATCATCGATGAAAAGAGAACCGCATGGATCAAGCAACAAATGAGTGAAGGGCGATGGGTGGAAATATTCAAAACCCCTGACGATATTAAAGCATAAAAACAACTCAAAACTATAATACAATGAACATTTACAACGAAATCAAGAAAAACGTTCCGGATTTGGAACAAGCAAAACTGAATTACTCCTACATCATGAGCCGTGGAGAGGCACAAGAGAAAGTTGAAAAATTAGAAAAGGATCTCGGTGGATTGGCCGTCTATTACGAATTGACTGGCAAACGCCTGACAATATACTATTCTCCAGCATTGGGTAAGGAATGGGAAGGAAATATCGTCGGCAAGAAGATCCGTCTCGCCCGCACCAGCATGGTTGGTGAGGTAACGAGCGAAAAGCCTTATTTCATCAGTGGCTCAAGATGTGTCCGTTGTCAGTTCGGCAAAGACAACGACGCTTATGACATTACAAACCTTGAATCAGTAAAAACAGAAGGAGGTAAGAAATGATGTATTACGAAACACAAGAACTGGCATGTGCCATTCTCGGTATCAACTGCGACGACCTTGTGGATGAAGGCAGAGAAAACGAAATCGATGAAGCTTTATACGTGAAGTTTGGAATTGATATGGATCAGTTCGTCAATATCGTTGAAGCATTACTGCCGTTCACGCCAATCGTGCAAGCCGGACTCACCGGCAATAAGTACCACGCTTTCGTCAACGAAAAGGAAAGCCTGATGATTGTAAAACAATTAGTAGAGGAGGAAAAGCAATGACACCAACAAAGTATTCAAACCTCACCAATCAAGAGGTGATGGACAAGCTGGCCCAAATAACCTGCAAACGAGAAGACAACTTCATCGTCCTTTTAGAACCAGTCGACAGCACCACCGAAATTCTCCTTGAAGCCCGAAACCGTATAGAAAGCTTTGATAATTTAAAGAAACTATTCGAAAGACCTGCTTGCGCACAGATGAGCCTTGACATTGGGGCAGACTTCAAATTAGAACTCAATCTGAAAGTCAAAAACTGAAAGGAGGTGCCAAATGACCGACAAAGAGAAAATCAGAGCCGAGGTTGAAAGGCTGAAAATGGAGTACGACAAAGAAAGCATTTTCCGCACCGTTAGAGGCGATACAGCAAGAGAAGTCTTTGGCAAGCTTCTTTCCTTCATCGACTCCATTCCGGAAGAGCCTGTAAACGAAGATTTAGATGATGAGATAGTCGATTGGTGCAACCATTTAGATTATGTTGATTTTGATTACGAGGCTATAAGGGACGCGGCCCGTCACATCGCCAACTGGCAGAAGCAGAAGTTGATGAACGAGTTATGGCATAAGGGCACGGATAATCCAGGCAACCAACATCCATACCCCGTCATCAATCCCGACACGCAGGAAATGACCTTCGCTTACTACAACCAGCGTTTAGGCTGGTGGGAGTTCAACTACTGCGACTACAACCCAGGGCGCAACATGCTTTGGCTGGATATTGAGAAGATTCTACCTAACTTGCCGAAAGGAGGTGCCCAATGAACCAACAAGAAAGAATACTGAACCTCGCCCAGAAGCAAATCCAAATTGTTGGGACAAGTGGTGCCCGATTCGGTAAGACATACAAGGCCGCATTTGAACTGGCCATCAGGTTCACCCTCGAAAACCTTTGGATTTCGGTGGATGAAGCATTGCCGCCAAAACGAAAAACAACTAAAGGGGAAGAATTGGAAGAATCAATACCTGTTTTCGTAAGAGACAATGAAGGAAATTATACATCAGCGTGGTACTCGTTCTATGGCAAACATTGGTATATGGCTTATGGAGAAGCATTTCTTAAACAAAGTATTTATTCTAAAATCACACACTGGATGCCAATCCCAAAGCTGAAGGAAGGAGGTGCCCAATGAAACGAGCAAACCTTTGTCATATCACCTTCACCGGCATCGATGCCAGGACTGACTTCAGGGCTTTGTTCGAAATACAGCGCGAGTTCCCGATTGCCGAATTCGGTGCGCTTATGAGTTACAACTGGAAAGAAAACGGAAACCGCTTTCTTGATCCAGGACTCATAGGCCGTTTGCGAAAAAGGCAGAACGAAAGAAGGCTTAATCTCGCCTTGCATCTCTGTGGCACTGCCGCTCATGAGGCCGCAATAGGCCAATGGAATAAGGTGGATTGGCAGACGACTTTATTCAGAATCGGCCTCTTCCAACGGATTCAGCTGAACATCGCAGGGCGCAAAGACAATCCTGTCCGGGTTGTTCCGCCCGCATTCCTCAATCAAGAAATCATCATACAGCAGAAAAGCATATATGATATGGACCTCTACTTGGAAACAAAGAAGGTCTATCCCTTCCCGTTTTCCGTCCTGCTCGACGCCTCTGGCGGACAGGGTATCGACACGCCCATCATGACGGTTGACGACCCTCATCACAAAGTGGGTTATGCCGGAGGCTTCAACCCCGACAACGTGGCCGACAAATTGTCTTACCTGCTGGAGCATGACACGTACGATTTCTGGATTGACATGGAAACCGGCGTGCGTACCGATGACTGGTTTGACCTGAATAAAGTGTTGAAAGTGTTGCAGATCTGCAAACAGGTCTTAGACTACCATAGAAAAGGAGGTGAGAAATGAGAACAAAACAAAAGTATGACAAGGAAACACTGAGCCAGTACGATTGGAGCCAGTTGTATCGCCTTCAATGCAGGCTTGTTGAAAAGAAAATGATACCTGGAGCCATAATCAACTTTTGCTTGGCTATTACAAATCTTTTCATAAAAAACCCGTGGCTCAAATCGTCAATTGATATCATCGAAAGCGCATTGATTATATGGCTGATTGTCTTGGTTGCAAGGTTTAACCGTATCGATAAAATCATGGAGGAAAAGTAATGTTAGGTCTTGGAATAATAATAGGCATTTTGATAGGTGCCGCCATAGGATCAGCAATCGGAAGCCACGTCGCATACGCCGATGGAATCTATGATGAAAAGCACAAATGGTATATTCATGCGAAAGCACATTTCCATAAGGAGGAAGATTTCCTACCTTATAACCACAACGAGGATGATGAGGAAGGAGGTGAGAAATGAATAAAGACATCCAAGAAATCAGAGACCTTGAGCATGAATACCAAGAAAAGTGGTGTGACAAAGTGGAAGCTTTTATGAAAAAGAACTTCCCTATTGGCACTCGTATTCGCAAAGACGGTGAAGTGTTTGATGTTACTGGCTATAAAGTCAGTTACAACACCCCGGCATACCTTATCTGCGAAAAGATTATCTATCAAGAAAAGTACATCAGCCTTTACGAATTGGAAGATTTGTTGGAAAAGAATGGAGTTGTGAAATGATCGAAGAAAGAATTTACCATCCCTCAGAACTGAAAAGAGGAAGATGCCGAAGCTGTGGCGAAATGTCCAACGAGATTTTGATTGGCGATGGCCGCTGCGTCGATTGCATCGAAGAAGAAATATTTATTGAAGAAACAATGAAAACTGAACCTAAATGGCTATGACACCACATCGCATAGAACTGACCAAAGACACTATGTGCGCTCACGACCAGCACGAAATGGTCAATTACCCTCGCCCATGGTTCAAGGCGAAACCGAAGTTGACCGCTGGAACCGTACTGGAGGTAAAAGAGGTATGGACCAACTTCTACGGCTCGTATTTTAGATGTGAGACCGCAGATGGCGTTTACGACATTCCCATTGAAAATGCGAAGGACATTTCGATAAATGTTCAAATGAAAGTTACCGAAACCGTTGGGGGAATTATGCTAAAACAGAAACTCGACAACTTGGAAAGAGAACTTGACAAAGCATATGGTAAACCTATGAGGAAAATCCTCATCAAGGCAGGGATGAAAGGCTGGGACGGCTTGCTGAAGATACTCATGCCAATTTGTGTTTTAATCAAACAAATCAGAAAAGGAGGTGAGAAATGTTGATAATGATTACAAACCGATGTAATGAGAACTGCCCGCATTGCATGGAGGACTCGAACCCTAACGGGCAGATGATGGACGAACGGACATTCCACAAGGCTGTGATGTTCGCCAAATACATAGGTTGCAGCGTGGTAACCATATCGGGCGGTGAGCCAACGATGCACCCTGACTTCTTCAAGTTCTGCAAGTCGCTGGAAGTGGACTACAAGATGTGTTTTACCGTAGTGTCGAACGGGACATGGTACAATGACAAGAAAATCGAAAGGCAGGTCAGGCGCATCTGTTCTGGTTTCAAGTATTTCATAAGTATGCAGGTCTATACGAACAAATCGTTCTACCGCGACTATGAAGCAATCAAGGCAAAGAAGCCATTCTTCGATTCCTTTTACGGCAGGGTGATTTTCGAAGAAAGCCCCATCCGCTCGATGCAAGACTTGGGCCGCGCCAAGACATGCGAACTTGCACAGAAGATGTGCGACGAGAGCCAATACCACCAGTCGTGCCTCAATGCAAACCTCGCTGCCCGACAAGTGAACTACCCGGGGCAGTATGGTAAAACGCTTGAATGGCCGTTGCGCCAGTTCTGCCATCCGATGGTGGACTTCAACGGCGATGTGCATTTGTCTGAATCGTGGCTTTGCCCATCGGTCGGTAATGTCAACAAGCATCTGTTTGATGTCATTTGGGAAGGCATCAAAGACTATCGCCCCTGCGGACAATGCAAGGGCTATAAGAAGTTCAAGGAGAGCCAAGACCCGAAGATTGTCATGGCTAGGATGATAATTGAAAATGAAAAATAAGAAATATGAAGAAACTCAGAGAAGAAATCAAGAAAGATGCCCAACGCTATTCCGATGATCCGGCATTGCAAAAGGCGTATGAGGATGGAGCCAACGAGGCATTGCAGAAATATCCCGTAGTGCCAGTTTATTCGATTCTTTTAGACCTTAACCTATTAGATAGACTCCCTGACCCATTGGGCAAAGAATACGCCATATCAGAAGCCAAGTATCGGGTGATGAAAAGAGTATTCGACGAATTGATGCGTCAAGGTTGCGGCAAGTTTAATGAAAACGTCCAAAATGGAATACTTGAGGTCGAATTCAAAGCCGCAGGCCTCAGAGTATTGGACGACCCGAGGGAAGGAGGTAGCCATGATTAGGACCTGCGAAAAATGCGGATGCACCGACCAGAACCCGTGCTTCCATCCTCACTGGGGCTTCTGCTATTGGCCGTCCAGAACCTTAGATATCTGTTCCCATTGCCTGAGCAAAGAACTTGAGGAAGACCCCGAAACCATCCATTGCGTGTCGGGCATGGAGTTCCCTGTCCTGAGCGTCCATCAGCCTTATGCGCTGATGCTCGTCGTCGGCAAGAAGGAATTCGAGTACCGCACATGGAAATTGCCGGCACAATATGTCGGGAAAAGAATGTTCATCCATGCCACTCTTATGATGGACAACTTCGACCCGCAGTTTGCCGAAGAAAATGCTTTCTATGACTGCATGAATACGGCCTTCAACAAAAAACTTGCCAGTATGATCCTCGGCTCCGTCGTATTCGGCGAGAGCCAAGGACCGATTGACGGTGTCGTTGACGGCGTGCAAAAGAAACTCTACAAATGGCCGGTGAAAGACCCCATCATCTTGGTCGACCCATTGAGAGGCATTCCAGGCAAGCAACGTATTTGGAAAATCATGTTTTGAAAGGAGGCAAACAATGAGAATAGAAGAAAGACAAAAAATCGTGACCTACAAAGTGTATGTCGCAAAAGATGGCAAGGAGTTTCCATCAGAGGAGGATTGCCGCAACCACGAGAAAGAACTCAACGGTGAAAGGAAGAAATGTGAAAGGTGTAACGGGACAGGTCACATCAATTACAGGATGGAGAAGTTTCGAAACGAAATGACTTGCCAAATGGAAGATGTCGAATTAAGCGACATCTGCCCAGTGTGCCACGGCAAAAAGTATCTTGAAAAAGTCACAAAATGGGAATAAAGAAAGGAGAATAACCATGGAAGAAAAACCACAAGACAGAAGGAATTGTCATGAGCATTAGCATCACATACAATACGAACTGCATGGATTATATGGCCGCTTGTCGTGACAACGCTTTTGATATTGCCATTGTTGACCCGCCGTATGGCATCAATGCGCCTAATATGAATATGGGCAGTTGGGGCAAATACAAGAGTACCGCATCAAGGCTGAAGCGGAATCGCTTCAATAAGGGCGGCGGCCATTATGCCAACAGTGCCTTTGTCACTATGAATACCGATTGGGACTTGAATCCACCTTCAAGGGCTTATTTTGAAGAATTGTTCCGCGTCAGCAAGAACCAAATCATTTTTGGCGGGAACTATTTCGGCTTGCCGCCCACACGTTGTTTTGTCTGCTGGGACAAACTGCAAGCCCTTGAGAACTTCTCTCAAGTGGAGTATGCCTGGACTTCCTTTGACTATCCGTCAAAGATAGTCCGCATCGGTTCCACTGGAGGAAGAAACGATGTTGAAAGAATCCATCCGACACAAAAGCCGGTGAAACTCTATTTGTGGCTGATGCAAAAATTCTGCAAGCCTGGCGACCGTATTCTTGACACTCACCTTGGTTCCGGCTCCAGTAGAATTGCGGCCTATGAATTCGGCTTTGATTTCGTCGGTACCGAAATTGACAAAGAGTATTACGAGTCACAGGAAAAGCGGTTCCAAGCATTCAAAACAGACTTTGATTTCGATCAAATGCTGTTTGTTGCTCAGGAACTACAATGTAATCAATTAAACCTAAATGAGCAATGGGAAAAACTGCAGGAGCACCAGTAATAAGAGTTCGTTCCGACGAAGCGACATTTTCCCTCAATCAAGTGATTGAGGCACAAAGAGCGTTGGCCGATGCTTGCAAAATGATAACAGGAAATATCAACGCAACCGTGCCTGAAAAGAGGCCGCGTGTGTGCTCCCAATGCGGTGCACCGCTCCATGGCGACAAATGCGAATATTGTAAAACTGAATACAAATAATACGACAATGGAAACAAAAGGCATTAAACCGAGCAAAGAACTCCAACAAAGGTTTGCGGCCGCATTGCCACGAGCTATTTTTTTTCCTCTGATCAAAAGACATCAACCTCCCAAAGGCGTATCGGTGTCCATCGAGCCAATGATGGACATCAAGCCTTGGCCAACGGAGCCAGCCGAGGAAGAACCCGCACAGCCGATGGTGTTCAACAAAACCTTCACCTTCAAGCTTCCTAAGAAAGACAGTTTAGTCTTCAAAAGGATGCTCAGGAGACAAAACAAAGTGCCCCGCAAGCTGAAGAAAGCCCTCAAACATGTAGGCTTCTTCAAATTGCCGATGGAACGCATAGAGACAGAAAACGGCTTCGTCTACAAGCAAACGGCAAGGTTCGGCCCCAAAGACGGCTACCCATGCACCAAATGGGTGAACCGCGCTTGCCTGAAACTCAAAGCCAACGCCATGCTGATCATTGAAAGACAATTCAAGGAACACTTACCTCAAAACTCATAGACCATGGACAACACCTACAAACACATACACCAATTATCCAACGACCTCTTAGCCAAGAAAGTCGATGAATTAGCCCGCCGCCATGTGGGCGAAGACCAGGAAGTGCTTCTCGAGACAGCCCGCCGCCTGAGAGTCAAGCCGCGTGAGATCTTCAACGATGAAGCCTTTTCCACCTTATAATTAACCCTTAACTCACAACCGACATGACAATCACTTATCCAGAATGCCAAATCGAAATGGAAGTAGACGAAGCCATCGAACTACTTGATTACTTTGAACGTAAGGAGCCAAAAGCTGAAATACGACAGGACTTTGGCCATTTGAAAATTCCGCAAGGACTTCCCCGCACATTCGAAATCAGCGAGGATGTCAAAAAATGGGTAGAAGAAGCAGCGCAGAAATACTTCCAAGAGGACAGACGGCACCTGTTTGAACAAACCGACCCAAACCGCCACGGCGACGGCATATTGCCTCTTATCAAAGAAGAACCTCTCCCCGAATTCGACCCTACCCAACAGCGGGAAGATGACCCACTGGCAGGTGTCTCTTTCGAGGATCCAGAGCCGGAACCCGACTTCGAGCCTGGCGGGTTTGTCCCCGAGAATCCCAATGAAGGCCGTTTGGTTAAAGGCGAAACCGTGAAAAAGGGTGTCAGTCTGCCCGAGCCGGCAAAGAAAGCCCTCAAAGAAAAGCAGACCAAGAAAGTTGATGTCCTTTTCGATGATTACGGATGGAAAACCTTCAACAGCGTGAGCGAAGCCGCCAAGGCCATCGACGCCAGGTTAAACCACTTCAACCATGCCTTGTTGAACAATACGACCTGCAACGGGCATCATGTGCGCTACCATGTCACAGAGCCCGCACCAGGAACAGAACTTCCCCCTGCCAAGCATCCTGCCTACTCTGCAAGAAAAGTCGATGTGCAGGCCGAAGACGGCAGCTGGTCCACCTTCGACACTGTGACCCTCGCAGCTTTCCATCTTGGAGTCACAGCCGCCACGGTCTCATTGGCTTGCCGCAAAGAAAGAAAGGTGAAAGGCCATGCCGTCCGCTATCATGATGACACGGACGACATCATGGCAGAGATTGAAGCCTCCAACAAGAAACCTTACCAACCCACTCCTCCTGTCCGATAAGCCATGCTGAACGAATGGGCGACATACGATGAACTCATACCCGCCTTGCACGAGGCTCGCGGCTATGGCGAAACCAGCCGCCGCAACCAAAAGGTGCAACGGCAGCTCCGCCTGGGTGTGCATGACGTGTACCACCGCGTCCGCACACCCAAGAGCAAAATCCCCGTGTTCTACTGGTTCGTCAACGACCCTTCTGGCACCTGGTTCTCTTTCCTGGTGCTCCAAGGCTCAGAAGGAGAGTCGTTCGCGGCAAGCGTGATCACCGACAGCGACACCGGCATTATTGTCGTCCATAGCCACGCCATCAACCGCTATATGGAGCGTTCCACCTTCAAAGGCTCTCTGGAGAAAGCACAGCTGCTGATACTCTTGGGCATGATGATAGCCTGCCCGTCCAAGGACAGCGACACCTACTACATCCCCTTCGTCGAGGGCGTGTTCCTCTGCCAGGAAAAAGACCATGTGCTGCATGTCCGCACCTACGTCAACGACAGCCAGCTGAAGCCCAACCAACGACTGTGGAAACGCAAGTCGATAAACGACACCACAGAACAGATCAAGCAGTTCTACGAAAGAATGGAAAGAAACTACCTTTAACCGCAACCGCCATGACTCCCGAAGAATCCCTTCTATGCGAACAACGGCATCAGGAATACATGCAACGCCGCGAGGAGTTCAACGAGGAAGTCGCCCGGTGGTTTGCCGAGAAATACCAACCAAAAGCAACTGAAATAAATGATCAAAGTTGAAGACCTATACGCAAAGACCAACGGAGGCGCCGACCTCTTCAAGTTCTACTTCCCCGACTTCGAGCCGGGCAAGTCATCGAACCTGGTGAAGGTGCGCCCCGACGACGACCACCCATCGGCCAGCATCTTCTTCAAAGGCGGCAAATGGTGGATAAAAGACCACGGCGGCGGCGACAACAAAGCCCGCAACATGGTCAACTTCGTCATGGAACAGGAAGGCCTGGAGTTCAAGGATGCCGTGGCCTTCATCTGCCGCGCCTGCAACATCGCCGTCGACGACGAACAGAAGAAAGGCACCAACGGCGCAGTCTTCACCAAGACCGAGCCGACCAAGGAGCGCCGTATCATACGCCGACAGTCCGGCAAGTTCACCGATGCTGAACTGGCCGTCCTTGGACCGCGAGACAAAGATGGCAAGCCGTGCATCACACAAGAAATCTGCGACCAGTTCAACCTCATTCCGCTCGATGGCTATATCAATCCCTGCTACGACAAAAGCGGCAAGGAACTGGACTACAGCTATAAGGTGGAAGCCACAGATACCTATCCCATCATGTTCTACGACTACGGCGACTGGGGCAAGATATACCAGCCCTTCGGCAAGGTGCGCTTCATGTACTACGGCGAGAAGCCCGAACACTTCGTCTTCGGCTGCAAGCTGTTCCTCGATGCCTGGCAGAAAGCCTTGAACGGCTCCTATCCCCACAGTGTGGAACCCGGACGCAAGAAGAAGAAAAAGGACGAGGACGACGGCTACGAGGAAGAGGAAAAGGACGAACGTTGGGAGAACCTGACCATCTGCAGCGGCCCGTCAGACGCTCTCAACGTCTATAAAGCCGGACACGTGGTCTGCTGGCCAAACAGCGAATCCGAGCCACTGCATCCTTCCGTGGTCCAGAAGTTCAAGAAACTGGCTCGAAACGTCTATGTGCTCTATGATGCCGACGCCCAAGGCATACGCAGTTCAAACAAACTCGCTCTTGAAAACCTCGATGTCCAGGTCATCAGCTTGCCGGCAGACCTCGGTGAATGGCCCACAGGCAAGCGCGACGAGAACGGCAACCCGAAGATGTGCAAGGACATCAAGGACTTCTGCATGTACTATAAGCGCGGCCAAATCGACCCATACAAGGAATTCAAGTATAAGCTGGTGAAGCTGGCCAAGTCGATGAAGTTCTGGCTCATGACAGAAGATGAAAACGGTGTGCGCAAGTACGAGATAAGCAACGCCCACTTGTACCGTTTCCTTTCAGCCAATGGATTCCACAAGATGCCCACCAACTCAGCCGATGCCTGGGAATTCGTGTACGAACACAACCGCGTGGTGGAGGTCATCCCGGAGAAGGCCATCGTGGCCCGTGTGAAGGAATACCTAATTAACTTCATATCGGAGAACTCGGAACACTACAGCGTAATCCTCGAGAACACCATCCACCGCTCTAAGCAAATCAACGCCGAATCGCTGAAGAACCTGGACACCATACAACCCAATTTCGACGCCTTCACCGCCGACAGCGAGTATTATTTCTTCCGGAATATGGTCGTACAGGTGACGGCTGAAGGTATTAAGAAGATACAACCCGACAAATGCCCGTACTACGTGCTGAAGCACAAGGTAATCCAACACGACTTGACGCTGACAAAGGATTTGTATAGCGCCGACTATACGGCTGACTATAACTACGCTCAGGAGCTGTTGGCCAAGAACTCCCCCGACACCCCCAACTATCTTTTCATATTGGACGAAATTGACAAACTGACAAAGGAGAATAAGATTTTCGCGGCGGGGCTGCTGACCGACTTCGATTATGTGCATTTTATCTGGAACACCGGCATCAAGTCGTGGCGCGAACAGGAAGAGGCGCAGCGCACAGGTGCCGACCTCACACCTGCGGAGTACCGCGCCATCCAAAAGAACTTCATCAACAAGGTGACCACCCTCGGCTACATGCTTCGCAAGTATAAGAGCCGCGGTCTGCCCAAGGCGGTCTACTGCATGGAGACCTCGGTACTGGAAGAGGAGGAAGGCTCGCACAACGGCGGTACCGGCAAGTCGCTCTACCTCTCTTCGCTCAATCTGCTTCGCAAGGCCGAGTTCCTCAATGGCCAGTCGATGAAGGATAACAAGTGGGACTTCGTTTTCCAACGCATCAGCTTCGACACCGACATCGTCAACATCGACGACCTCAACAGCTCCATCGACATGAACCGATTCCTGCCCGATATCACTGGTGATCTTCAGGTGAACCCGAAGAACAAAGATGAGTTCGTCATTCCATACGACCATTCGCCGAAGTTCGCCTTCACTAGCAACCATGCCATCAAGCGCTTCGATGGTAGCCTTCGCCGACGCATCCAGTTCGTCAGCTTCTCAGACTACTACCACTCCGAGAATCCAGACATCAACCTGAAAGGCCGTTCGCCCAGGTCGGAGTTCGGCCGTGACCTGCTGAAGGACTACACCGAAGCCGACTGGAACCTGTTCTACAACTTCCAGCTTCAGAACGTCAGGACCTACATGCGCCTTGGCCTGGTGGAACCCGACATGCCCGACATCGAACTGCGCCAGAAACGCGCCGCCATCGGTGAGGTGTTCGGCGACTGGGCTGATGGCTGGCTCGAAACCAAGTGCAACGCCGACATCGACCGCAACGAGGCATTCGCTAACCTGACCGACTACTGCAACCGGCTGAAGATCCGCAATGCCGTCAAGCTGAACCTCTTCACGAAGAAGGTGAAGATATGGTGTGAGATTCGCGGCTACATCTACAATCCGGATTGGTGGATGAACACGCTTTCACCTTCCGACCAGAAGCGTAAGCTGAAGCGCGTGACCGATGATATCACCAAGGAGAAGCACGAGTATTTCTACATCCAAGCCAAGGAAACCCTCAGCCAGGCTGCCGACGGCGACCCGTTCTGATTCTTTTTTTTGGCCGCTCCGAAAAGCTACAAACTTACAACTGAATAATTAATGACATTTTTGACATTCTGACATTGAAGAAAAGAAAGGAAATGATAATCAAAGTTTTATATAATAAATTTCGTTGTCAAAACTTTGTCAAAAACCGAAAAACGCGATTTTGCTTTGACAACGGATTTGACAAAAATGACATCGGTGAGAATCAACGAGTTATGATTTCGTTGTCAAAACCCGTTTTTTGCCGATTTCATCTTTTGACACCGATAACGACCTGTAAACCAACAATGTCAAACCCAATGTCACAATGTCAAAGAAAAACCAACCTTAGACAGGAAAGGAGATAATTAATCATGGAAGGACTCTATGTAAAGGCCCGCGTGGGCAAGAAACTGAAGAAATGGCTGGAAGACTCCTATCAGGACTCCGTGGTGCGCCCCAAGAAAGGCAGCGTACTCGTGACGATGATCATACCATTCCTCGAACTTCGTCCAAAGGACTACGTCGAGAACTTGCCGGAGGATGAGACGGTAATGATCGAACTTCCGCTGAAACGAAACGAAAAGGTGTACTGTCAATCCACCGGGAAGGTGTATTATTGCAACACGATTTGGCGGAACTGCCTTTCGAAGAAGGGGCATGCAAAGGTCAAATGGTTCTTTGAAACGACATTCCGCAAAGCCTTCCACACCTTTATGGATGGCCATATAGAAGGCCAACACGAGAAGATGAGTGAGAAGGAAAGACTGGAGGTGAAGACTGCCGTTTGCTCCTTCCTCAACCAGTACCACATCGAGTATGATGAGAAGATGATCAGCAGCATGACCCGTGACTGGTGGCGCCATGTCGAGGAGAACGAGAAGAACCGCATTTCGCCAATGGTCTACTGAAAAACCGTCACTTTGTTGTCACTGAAAATCAAGCCAAAGAAAGAAAAATTCGGTCACTTTACCGTCACGGAAAACCAAACTGAAAGAGAAAAAATTTAGTCACTTTGTTGTCACGGAAAATCCAGCCCTAAAACGGCCTAACACCAACCAATGATATGAATAAGGTAGCACTGAAAAACATCGGCTTCAAGGAACAGAACGAAGTCAACGACCAATGGGTCCAGCAGGAAGAGCAACAAGCTGAACGCAGCATCCCCGATATCTATATCGATGGCTCACACTGGTTCAAGAAAATCGACCAGTCTGCCGCCGACCTCACCGAAGACCTGGTGATGGACGAAAGCGGCCAGCACTACGAGCTTACACTTTCCTTCACCGTCCGCACCAAGTCCGACATGGCCTTGGCCAAGAAATACGCCAAACGCCCTGTGGTAATCTATGCCGTTGCCGTGGATGGCACCCGCTACACCATCGGCACCAAGTCGTATCCGGCTTATATCGTGACCTCTAACCGCTACGACGCAATGAACACCCGCGAAGTCCAAGGCTCCGTAACCTACCAGTCCAGGACAGGCATCATGCAGAAATAAGGAGTTGGAAATGTCTGATTCATAGTAAATAGACACTCTTTTACTCCGTACTGAAGATAATTCGTAACTTTGCAAAGTCAAACAAACGCTACACAATGGAACGCGACTACACGCGACATCGTAAGCACCACACCGGCAATTTGCACCTGGTTAAAGACTTGGTGCTAAGAGGTAAGATGGAAATTCCACAGATGCTGCCTTTCATCGGTGGCATTCCTACTTGCCTTTTGCCCTTCAACCGCGCCATGACAACAAAACGCCAAGACTGCGCCGTGCATTTCTTCCTCGATGACTACCAGTTTGAACGGATTTGGAGACAGCCGGAGAAATACTTGCCCGTATTGAAGCGGTTCCAATGCTCACTTTCCCCCGACTTCTCCCTGTTTGCCGACATGCCTCTGCCTTTGCAGATCTATAACACCTACCGAAACCGACTTATCGGACGATGGCTTCAGACGGAGGGTGTCCAGGTCATCCCAACGGTATCGTGGAGTGATCCGCGTTCCTTCTCCTTCTGCTTCGATGGCATCGCCATAGGCGAAACCGTGGCCATCAGTACCATCGGCACTCGAAAGAATGGCTACGCCCGCCATCTCTGGGAACGAGGCGCAACAGCCATGATGGAACAGCTTCAACCATCAACGGTGCTGGTATATGGCCAGCCTGTTCCGTTCGACTTCGGCAGTGCTGAAGTCAGATATTACAGTAACGAGATAACCGAAAAACTGCATAGCTATGGGAGGAAGAGGAGCGTTTAAGGCAAGTGGAGGCCACGGTATTAATAAAGAGTACCGTGAGTATTCCACTATCAGTCAAATTGGTCGAATCAAAGTGGTGCAATGGGATCAAGGAACCAACAATAGGACCATCACATATTCCAACACACCCAACACCACTTATTATTCCTATTCAAAGGAGAATGGAAGAATTGAGCATGTATATTTCTATAGAGACCATCACCTGTATAAAAGCATTGACATGAAGAGTGGTGAAACACCTCATGTACACTATTGGAGGGAAGGCGGAACTGTGGGCCGCAAATCACATGACCCGAATAATCGTTTTGATCTTTCGGGCCGTGACGCAAGACTGGTGAAACAGGCACAAGAATGGAACGCTAAACACAAAAAATAAGAGCAATATGGAACAGAAAGCAAATGATAAAGGGAAAATGATAGTGGAGAAGTTCTTCAAAGAATACAAGGAACACGCTATCTATGAAAGCAATTTGGGTTGGGATGAAAGAAATGCTGCAGATGCCGGCTTCACCGAGTCGTCAAAGATATTCTATTATTATATGGTGGAAATTGGATTCAATCTTTCTTTCTACTATGTGGATGATGGTTGCTTCTATGTTATCGAGACGGAGAAGGAACCCAATATCGAGGTGCGCCGCATCTTCAAAAACCCAAATTGGGATGGAGAGTATTTGTTGCATAGTGTGATGTCTTGTGCAAGTACCAATGCCCCGGGAGAAATCCTCTACACAATCCAACACCGAGAAGACATCTGGGATACAGTGAAAATCAATGGCAAATCACTTGAAGAAGTGCTTGCACGCTCTGTGATTTTGGAAATGGACTAATAACCTATTCCAATTCCGATTCAGCCCGCGCCCTAACCGACGCGGGCTTTCTTTTTGTCACTTGACCCCATTTCGGGCAAAATACTTTTGCTCGTAACCAAAGACCAAAATTTTTTCTATGTCCAAACCCAACCTGCTATACAAGGCTATGAAAGCCTCGTGGATGCTCGACCCTGTAACGGCTATCTCCGCCGCGAAGGTGCTCG